GTGGGCTCGGAGATGTGTATAAGAGACAGGTTTACAGTACCTTTTGATATCTCGTAACATGTTTGCGTGTGTCTTTTCGACCATTTCCGCAACTTCCATGCTGGTTAGAGTTTGCTCTAATTGTTTCATCTGAATATCGTTCATCAGCAAATCCCCCATTTCTGTTTAAATGAAAGTATCGTGTTCAAAATAAACTGCAAAAATTTTTCGTCCTGTATGTTCTGAATTTCTGTAATTAACTGTTCTTTCATCTTGTACCGCCTTTCTTGTCAGATGCAAGGTTACTTGTAAAAATCCAGACACATCTTAAAAAGTGTTCGCTAAGTAAATTCAGATTTTTTGTAATTTCTTCAATATACATTTCTCTCATAGATTTTTCCTGCCTTTCAATTTTTTCTTGAAAAGAGATCCTCTCTATGATAAAATATTTCACAGAGAGTTATCTCGGTTGATAAGAAGTTGTTTTCGTTGGTAGCGTGGCAACTTCTTATTTTTTTTGACCTTTTAGCTTTTCAATCCCCGCCCTTATAAGTTCTAATATGGAATATCCACTTTCTGATGAAAATTTCATAATTTCATCTTTTTCTTGCTTCGATACTCGAACATAAAGTCTTTCATTCATAGGATTGTCAACTTTAGGTCTGCCTGTGCGTGGAGACATTCTCAGCACCTTCTTTCTGTACGCACATTTAATATATAATAGTACGCACAAAAAGTCAATACCTTTTTGAAAAATTCCCAAATCCACAAATCACTAGCTGATATTCAGTTGTCAATGTTCAAACAAACAGGGGCATTTCTGCCCCTGCCATTACATTTTGGAAACAAGCGTCGAAAGCTTGCTTTTTGTCATTGTGCGCTCTTCCGGCGTCATGTCGGAGATAAGTTCCGCCATATCCTCCGAAAGCTCTTTCATGTATTTTTCAAGGTCATGCATCTTTGCGTCCTTGTCCTCCGGCGTATTGCCTTTGTGAAGCTCTTTGCTTTCCATGTAGCTTCTGCGGCTCATTCCGCTTTTACCCTCTCTGCGGTCACGCATACCGCCATCTGCCGCAATTGTAGGCTCTGTGTAATACATTTTGCCAGAGTGACGATCCATATCACGGTCGTGTTCCATTTCCCGGTACATTTCCGGTGTCATGTGCCAGTACGGAGGTTCTTCATATCCGCGGCGCGTACCTCTTCCCTTTGGCGCGAATCTGCCGTCTGCATACCGGTAACGGTCATAATACCGTCTGCCGTCTCCGTAACGCTCAAACATTTCCATTGTTTCATCTGTACTGGATTCTTCCATTGCTTTCATCAATGTACGATAATACATTGCTTCTGCAAGGTCTTTCATCATATCTGTAACCTGTCCCATTTCGCATGGGTCTATATTTTCAATTCCTTTGTCAATTTCGCATTTAGCACATTCAGACAGTTTTTCAATCATGTCGTGCATTCTCATAATATCCATAAAACCGCCCTCCTTACGCTTCCCGGACTGCAATTAAATTGCTGTTCTGAACTTCGATTGCCTGCGCAGAAGTATTCTGTACCGCTACCGTAACACAGCAACCGCGAGGAACGTCCACATATGCCTGCGCCGAAACGTTAAAGAAGTTTTCAACTGCCGCCGGTGTAACAATCATTCGAGTCGACTGCAACGGTTCTCCGTCAATTGCAATAGCCAGTGAAATAGCTTCAACTGTGCCACCTGTAGGAATTTGAATGTTTCCGGAATAAGATACCAAAAATCTTGCCCGGCACTGATTTGTAAGTCCTCTTAATTTAACAATGCCGCTTCCCTGTCTATGAACAATGCATTTTGTTGCGCATACCGGAGTTTCTGTAAGTGCTACATCTTCGCCCTGTGCAACTGTTTGTAATGCAATTCCTGTAAATTCTGCCATAATATGACCTCCTTATTTTAATTCTGCTATTGTTTTTGTATCGGAGCTCGAAAAAACAAATCCGTGGTCTGGAGAAAATTTTTCCATCAATAGCTCAGAATAATCTTTTTTTGCCATTTTTTCTACTGATCCAGTTATTTCCGCAAGAGTTTTAAGCTCCGAAATGTTAAGCTTTTCAAAATCAATCTTTTTGATTGCTTCGATAAATTTATTTTTAATTTCGTCCATGTATTCTACCTTCCTATTCATGAAATAAAGGGCAAACATATTTCAGTCTGCCCTTTGCGCTTATAAGTAATACTGCTTTTGCAGACATAGTCGAGTTAAACTCAATTAAGATACTCAATTATTCAATTTTGTGTAGCAACTACTTTTAGCAGCTACATCCTGTGTTGCATCCACAGCCATACGCATAAGCGTTAGGATTTGGAACAACATATGCCGGGATTGCAGCCGGATTTACAGCGTTGATGATCTGCTGTGTCTGCGCTGACATTGCAGTAGTGAGCAATGCAGACTGGCGATCCTGTGATGCGGCTCTTCTTAAGTCATTATTTTCTGCCTGTAAGGAAGAAATCTTTTCCTGACACAGGTAATCAAGGATTGCCCTTGTTCCTGCCTGCTGGCTGTCGATAATGTCTCTTGTGTTGCTGTTCATGGTGTTCTGCAGTGCACAGGTGTTCTGTGACATATTGTAGTTTACACCCTGGATAGCTTCCCTGGTCTCGCAGCAGCAATTAGCCAACTGGGACTGCAAAGCATTCTGCGCCTGCATAAGTGTCACATTTGTGGTATTAAATCCCTGCTGCGTCTGATATCCAAGGTTGCAGATTGCATTGTCTACACCATGAAAACCGTTCATAACTGCGGTATTCTGTGCGTAAAATCCATCACAGAGACCATTTGTGATGCCGTCTAATTTCCCGATGATAGCCTGTGTGTCAAATCCACGCTGAATTGCGGAGTCAGTGTATGCTGCTGTTGAACCCATACCTCCGTTTCCTCCCCAGCCATTGCCGCCAAAGCCTCCCCAGCCAAAGATCATTGCGAAGATAATGATAGCCCACCAGCCATCGCCGCCCCACATACCATCATTGTTTCTTCCGTTTCCTGTCACTGCTGCAATATCAGCAAGACTAGGCATTGCATTTCCATTAAACATTTTGTTTACCTCCATCTGATCTATTTACAAATGGGATAACCGGTTATTTTGCGCGCACCCCAAAATGTACTAATGATTAAACATGCTCATAACTTTCTGTTTTGCTTCATCTACCGTAATTCCTCTTTCTTTACAGAGATTCTCTGCCATTGTCTTAAGTCCACCTGTATCTCCGCTTTGATACATTTGCATGGCATTTTTTGCCATAGGATTGTTTTGAACCTGCGGAGAATTCATCATTTGATTTAACAATAATTGTGCCGGATTCATTCTGGATCACTCTCCTTTTTTACCTGTGAAGTTTTTCTTTGACTGCTTGGAATTTTATCTAATCGGTTTTCTATCTGTTCAATCTTCCCAAAAAGTTCATCAAACTTCTGCATAAATGCACCTGTGCACTCGTCTGATAGGTCAAATTTCAATTTTTCAGTATCATGCGATAAATTGCTAACAGTATCATGCGAAACTGGCTTAAAAACGATTGTGCGAATTGTGCCATCTGCGTTCCAACTTTTAGCGTATATTTCTGTCATATCCTGTTTTGGGAAAAATGCAACGCTGCCATCCATTGGCACATCATTGGCAGTGATGTTTTCTACCGCCGGAACTACTTTTCCATTTATGCCAAAAGTTTGAACCGGGATCTGCTGCTGAATTTGCTGCGGTGCCTGCATATAATTTTGTGTATTATCAATGCGTGGCTGATTCATATACGGATTGTATGCGTACTGCTGCCCGTATTGCTGCATCTGCTGATTATAAATCGGATTCTGGTATGCTCCGCTCATATTCATCCTGTTTGACCTCCTCTAAAACATCTTCTATTGCGTGTATGATAGACGACTGCGTTGACAAGTCCAAGGACTGTAACTCTTTTCTGGCAAAAATTTTTTCAAGAACTTCATCTGAAAACACCACCATCCCTCCCTTTGATTATATTTTTGCATAAAAAAAGGCGGCAAAACCGTCACGATTCCGACAGTTTGCCGTCAAAAAATACAAAAAAAAAGAACGCATTAAGCGTCCATACATCCGTTCGTGTTACCTTTAGTGTTACCTTTGATTTTGACCTTTAGAAAAGACACCATTCAAAAACTCCTTTCTTTCAGTAAAATCAAGGCTTCACAAGGTTTTCTTAAATAAAAATAAAGTAGCGGAAGGGAGATTCGAACTCGGTATCAATTCTCTCAAACCCGCATAAATACTGAATTTCTTTATCTCCAAAGGTGTTACCTCGTGTTACCTTTTACATTGATAATGCTTTTGCAATATATTCCTGCATTTCACTCTCTGTCTTGTTATTAAAATAGTAATGATCGAGAGTTGTTCTGATATCTGTATGCCCCATTTGTGTTTTTATTACCGATTCTGGAACATTTCCATCTATCAACTTTGTTGCATATGTCTTTCTTGCCTTGTGAATTGAACGTTCACCAATTCCTATTCTATCACATATCACATATAGCCGCCTTGTAAATGCCTGACCTTTTATTCGTTTACCGTTTTTCATAAAAATATATTGCCCAAATGGATTGAGCATTTTTATTTTTCTCATAAGTTCTTTGGTATCTGCGGTAATTATAACATCTCTAAACCCGGCATCACTTTTAGGAAAATTTTGAACATCAAATACATATTTGCCATTATCATCTCTATATCTTATTTCTGTCTTTGATATATGTATCTTATTTTCTCCGACATCAGACCATGAGAGGGTAGATATTTCCCCAACTCTCAATCCTGTTTTAAATGCCAAAATAATGCCAAGTTCTATCAATGTAGGCTCATTTTCCATTACAAATCGTTCAATTAAAAGTTCCTCATCCTTAGAAAATACCAATTCGCAGTCTGACTTATGGTTCTTTTTAAATGACTTTTCCGAAATTTCCAAATCACCCATAAAACTGGTTATGCTCAGGCTGGTATAATGTTTTTTCTTTGCATATTTGAAAATTCCGTTAATCAATATCCGCATATCAGAATAAGCTTTTTGCGTAAGTTCCAGTTTTGAAATAGCTGTTTTTATGAATGATTCCAATATTTCTTCATCAATGTACCGGATTTTTCTATTTGCAATCGGCAAATACTTATTTTCAAAAAATCTTTTAAAATTTGTCTCGTACTTGTCCTTTGTCTGTCTTGTTATTTCACCATATTCAAGTTTTTCAGAAATCCAATTAGAATATACCTGAATAACTGTAGGTTCATCCTCCTTAGCTTTATAGAACTTTACTATTTCATCTTCAATTGATTTTTCAGATGTTCTCTTTACAAGTCTCTTTCCTCTCTTATTATCTTCATCTGGCAAATATGTGTAAAACTTTCCATCTTTTCCTTGCCAAATGCTGTAAGTGTGTTTTTCAATAAATTTTTTCCTTTCGTTCATTTCAATTTTTTTCTGAATGGTGTCTATGTTGATAATACCATTTTCGATGGCAATATTCAACAACTCACTATTTGAAAGATTTCCCGTTTAACTCACCTTCTAACTTTTTTACTTTCTGTTTAATATCAAAAATTCTTCTTTCCACTGTTCTTGTTGATACGCATAGTCTCATGGCTATTTCTTTTGAAATAAGTCCACGGGCAAGAAGATAAAATATTTCTTCTTCCTGCTCCGTGAAATTGGCGTTTTCAATAATTGTTTCAAGCTCTGGCTTAGTCAGTTTTGAAAACTTCATAAGCCACTATCCTCCAATATTTTATTCTTCTCCCTGCCAGATCTTCGGTGTGCCGTCCATCATTGCCACATATTTTCCGTAACTCATCCCGACTTTCCTTGCCTTCTCCAATACATCATTCAGATTGCCGTTGTTGTGCGTCTTTTCTCTCTGCTCTCTACGTTTCTCCCTGTTATATGCGTTTCTACAATCTTTCCCACAGGTAAGTGCTCTGCCGCAGATAGTTTCAAAGGACTTTCCACAGATGATGCACTTTTTGGTGTACACTTTATCGTTGAGCATTTTGCTTTCCTCTCTTTCTGACATTTACTATGTCACTGCATCCGGCAATCAGGAGTGTTGCGGTTATAAGGGCTGTTATAAGTTTCTTTCGCACTGCATTAGTCCTCCGTATTTTCCTCATATTCCTCTTTGCTGATGGTCCTGATGCATTCCTCACTCACGCCTAAACTTTTCGCCATGTTTGCAATGGCTCTTTTCACATAGTCGTATGCACTTTCTTCAAAAATCCTTGGCTTTTCTTCTGTGACTGTAAAACCTATATTCTGCTCTGTATATCCAACGGAACCCTCTCCGCCAAACATTTCTGAATCCTTAATTTCAAAGTATAATGATATTCTGATTTTCATTTCATTCATTGTTTTTCCTCATCTTCTGCTGTCTGTATCATGGTAGCACCTCCGAAAAATTAAGTTTCATCTGTGGATCCGGCTCATAGTTCATCCACACCGTTTCCATCCGCGGCTTTCCGTGCTCCGCACAGCTTGAAAACTGTTTTTTCTCCCATCCGTTCAGATAGTCGTTATACATTTTTGACTCGTAACCAGAAATCATAATCTTTGCTTTACTCTGCAGTAACGCTTTTAATAATTCCTCGTGATCCGCATCCGTCATCTCATGTTTATATTGTTTTCCTGCTCTGGTACCCAAAACATACGGAGGATCAATGTACATAAAAACATTGCTGTAATTAAATCTCTCGATTACTTTCAACGCCGGGCGGTTCTCGATCTGTACCATGCGCAACCGTTCCGCTATGTCAATGATCCATTCCGGCAGACGGTACCAGTTCCATAATGCATAAGCTCTTTCTCTGCCCTGTACATCATTTTTCCATCCTACCTTGCTGCCATTGGTACGGAACCCGTGCCCCTGCCAACACTGGATTAAAAATCGTAATGCTTTATGATACGGTTCATCCGGCATCATCAACTCCCATGCATCCAGCTTATATGTATCCTCATATTTTTCACGACTGAACGGTGTAGTCATTACCATTCTGGCCAGACGATCCGCATCCTCCTGTATACACCGGAAGATATTCACAACGTCATGATCCAGATCATTAATCGTTTCGATATCAGATACCGGCTTATTAAATAACACGGCCCCGCTGCCGAAGAACGGCTCTACATAGCTGTGATGTTCCGGTGCCAGTTCCACCAATCGGGGAGCAATATTCCACTTACTTCCCGGATATTTCAATACTGTTCTCATTTTCTTTAAAAGGAACCCGATATATCGTTGCCCCGGCCGGAGGTTCGGCTCCTTTCTGATATTCCATGCACATATCTACAATAGCGCATTTTGAATTTGTTTATGTTGCGTTTTATACAACAAATTCATCGTTTTATTGCTTTTAAATCATCCAATCTAATGGCAAACCTCTCACTCCTTTTTTATTTCAAAATTTCATCTAAGCAGGCATTCCAACCTACGCTCTTTGCATCTGTCCAAAAGTTACTTATGTAGTGATTTTTGTTATGATTAATTTCTCTTTTCTCCGGCAGTTCCCGGAGCGGACACCAATCCGGCTTTGCTCCGTCTGGCAGAAGTTTTCCTACCGCACAACACAGATATTCGTCATCCTCCGTCTCGTAGCATAATGTACATTTCTGACATACCTGCTCCGGCATTTCCATTACCAATACTGCTTTAGGCATATTCACACTCCTTCCGGTTTCTCGCACCGCTCAAATTCGATCACCCATACATAAGGATTTGCATCCCATCCGTAGCGGTCAAGGTCGGATTTCTTGATGGTTGATTCCCACAGCCAAGCAAATTGCTCCTTTGCAATCCCGTACTCTGGGTCTACTTCTGTTCCATAATTTTTTTCACCGTATCCGATATCATCATAGAAAAGGTTTCCAACACCTTCGCTTTCTGCCCCCTTTGGTGTTATATCATGCAATCGCTCCACTCTCACATCCGTAACCTTCAGCCAGATACGTGCCGCTCCTTTCGGCATATGGATGGATGGGTGCCATACAAAACCAGCGAAATTAAGGCTGTCTAATCTGTATATGTCACAATCAGCCTTGTACATTGTCAGTCCTGCATAATCCATCCATGTTTCCCGGACATACAGGATATCGCCCGACTCGCAAGGCAACTTAAAAAATTTCTCTCCATACCCATCTGCAAATGTACCTCTACACGATATGTACCCTTTAGGTGTAAAAGCGGTATATCCCCATACTGCATCATCAGGAATAAAGCCTTTTACAATTCTTCTCGTTGCATCTTTTCTCCCATCCAGAATCGCCCGAACCATTTTTGTGTTAAATAATATTGGTTTAATTGCCATCTACACCACCTACTTTCTCAAAATAAAATGTAATTGGTTGCTTATTGGGAATTACTAAACCAAAGCGAACCGCATTTTTATAAGTTACGCTATCCCGCATCAAGGTATCTGGCATTGCTTCAACCATCTTTCGGAATCCCTCAAGAGTAGAACGGCTTTTATAATGATTGCAACTCCGGCAGGCAGGGAGCATATTATCCATCGTGTCCGTTCCCTGTTCGCTCCAACCGTTTAAAGGAATAACATGGTCTACTTGCATATCCTTGTACTCTAATTCACACCCACAGTAAGCGCAATGACCGTTGTATTTTGCATATACTTGTTTTCTAACAGATTTAGGAATCGGTTTTCGCATCTACTCCACCGCCTTTCACAATCTCGATTGCGTGCTCATAACTTCTTGCTTTCTCTTTTCCCAAATTCCTGTTATATGCATTCTCCCAAAACTTTCTCTCATTTTCCAACTGCTCCACAATCTTGTCCGGGTCATAGGCGGTCGGCTGTTCATTTATAATTCTGATATCACGGAAAAGTAAAACTTCCTCTCTGCTTGTTTTTGCGTGATATTCATGACTTTTTTCTAGTCGTTTTACCAATGCATCCGCATCAATCAGTCTCATCGTTCGCCCTCCTGTTCCAATCTGTAGTTGCTTTCGTTCGCTCGTCTTTCCCTGTTCTGATGCCTCCGTCCTGATCCATGTACATCTCACATTCATAGCTTTTTGGAAATTCTATTCTGCATTTCATACATTTGATTTTGAACATTACCCCAACAGATGATTGTGATGACTTATTTGTAATGGTTAAGAACATTGCGTTTCCACCGCAGAACGGACATGGCTTCAATTTTTCGTTCATTCTTCATCCCCCCAATCTAATTTCTGACCACAGCCACTGCAATATAACCCAACATTATACTTGTTTCTTAAATCTCCCTTCTCGTAACAAACAGGACAATAATAGTGATGCATTCCTCTATTGTATCCTTTCTTTATCTTTTCTCTTATTCCTTTCCTTGCTGTCTGCTTCTCCACCGCCACCCGACATTCTTCCGGTGTGCCGATTGCGCGGTACTGTTGAATCTCTTTCAGTGCGTTTATTGCCATTGCATAAGCATTTTCAAAAGATTCCCCCCATGATGTATCACATGGAATTGCTTTTCCAATTTCGTTACAATCATATTTTAATTCTTCAATCGCTTCATTCTCTGTCATTCCTACACCTCCAACAGTTCCGGATTGTCAATTGTATTGCCGATCACCTCCATACAATCCTGATAATCGTAAATATGTTCCTCTTCAAATCTTCCATCTTCAAGCAATACATCAAAGTAAAAACCTGCTTCGCTTTCATTCCAACTAATGTAGCCACAGCATTCTGCATCCATGCAATTTGCAATGTCATTCTCCCAAATCAGCTTGCCGTTCTTATCATTAAGTCCGGTGCACTGGCAGACGGTAGATTGGTCTACTTCATAGTTCTTTATCAAATGCTGTGGTACATAATTCTGGATAATGTAAACTCCATCATCTGTTCGAATTAAATTTCCGAATATCCATTCACCGTTATCAATCCGCTTTCCACGGGATAAAAATCTATTCTCCATCGCGTTCCACCTTTTTTCCTTTACAAACTCCTATGTGTTCATGCACGGAGAAAGAAATACTTCCGGTCTGTTTCATGTAAGCCAATTTTTCTCCGGTCAACTCACATTTATGTTTACGTTCATTCAAATACTGACATCTTCCATCACAATACATCGCTTTCCCCCTCCATTTCTTTCAGCTTGGCTTCGGCTTCCTCGTATGTAAGAAAAACAGTTTTACCTATCTCACTTACCGGAAACTCTGGCGTATCTTCACCATATCCGCCCCAGAGTTCTGAATGGTTTGAATGATAAGAAGCTCGGATATACAACACATCATCCTCATATTCAAAACCATACACTTTTCTCACATCAATGATGTCTTCCGGTGTCTCCCCGGCTCCTAATCTGTCCTCTACACATTCACGATAAAACTCGTAGAGCTTGTCTCCTTTGTTGCATGGGAAAATAATCATTCTTCCCTGCTCCTCAGCATCCTCGTAGTCTTTGAGTTTCCGATATACGGCATCTATTTCCTCGCAATCCGGTTCACATGCCCTTTCCCATAGTTCATCATCAATCCACAATGGATTTCTCTCCGTTAATCTCTCCATGCTATCCCTCACTTTCTGCCCGAAGCCATTGTTCCACATCTGTAACAGAACACATTGCTACGCCGCCCTCAATGGTCTTTACGCTACCCTGCTCATATGTTTCGATTGAGCAAAGGAAATCTAAAAGTTCCTCGTCCGTCATGCTCCGGATCCGGTCTGCATTGGTCTGCGGTCTGCATTCTTTCACAATCTCAAAGCACTCACCTTTCCAAGCTAAAACATTTTCTAGCTTATAGGAACTGTAGCCAACATGATAATAGTCCTCTCCGATTTCCTTGTACTTAATTTCGTAATATGGCTTTTTTCCTATCATTGTTACGATAATATCTAAGCAGGAAACTTTAATGCGTTCCGTTTTGCTATCCCGTGCCGCAGTTCTTATACACTCAATCATGACTTTCCTCGCTTTCTGCCAGCTTGGCATACATCCAACTAGATACAATTTCTCCGCTCCATGACGTTGCGCCGTTCGCCCAAGTGTACACCATTCCGTTTTCATATTTTGCAAAATATCTCTTTTTCCATTCTGACTCAGCAGCATCTTTTCGATCTGTTACCAACACTGGTGTATCGACCGGAACTTTACTCCAATCAACCGGCGGTTCAATCGGTTCGACATATTCGCTGTTCGCCCATTTTCTCGTCTTTATTTCACAATCTCTTATTGTGCCGCCATTAAAATTACACTCGTTGCACTGTGTTTCTCTGCAATTTTCCAGCTTTCCATTAACGACGGCAATGTTCCCCCCCATTGCACGCGATTTCAATAATCTCTTTTGCATACTTCTCTTTATTCAGCATCTTTCTTCTCCTTCCCGTACCGCAACTGATACGGTACTTCCTTAAAATCTCTCAATGCATCCGGGTTTGGATGCTTCGGTATTCTCGTCTGACGGTTTTCCATCTCTGCTATGATTCTGCGTCTCTCTTTGCTTTCTCTGTGCAATTTATACCTCCGTCATTTTCCAAGATTGTTCACAAGCTGTTCTGACCTCGTATAAGCCTTATCCAACAGTTCCAAGTATTCACTAAAGGAAATCTGTGCCTTTTCAGATAACTCCCTCGGATAACGCTCTAACAAAGCCTTAATGCACTGTTTCATGTCTCCAAAATATCCGATTGTTCGAACGCTTTCTTTTTCATTGCCGTCCTTATCCTGTCCGGCATATCTCTGTCTCAGGGTGTGATTCAGAGAATCAATCTCCACAAAATATCCATCCTGCAGTTCCACAGCTAACTTGTCCATCAACCAATCCTCCTATATTTCATACGTCTTTCCGATAAACCGCTTATCAATGTACTTACATTCCCATTCCAGTACACTTGCGATCCCTGTCATGGTTTCATATCCGGTAGCAAGGCAGTTAATCAAATATCTGATTCTCTCATAAACCTGTCTGATCTGATTTCCCGAAAATTTAAACTGCGTTTTAAGGCAGACACCCAACATAGCAAAATAATTAAATACCTGTGCCAGTAAAAACTTATTTGCCTGTATCATGCAGTTCGGTGCAATCTTTCTCTCTACCAGATAAAAGCTCTCACGATACGGAATCTTATTTGTTTCCTCTCGCACGTCAATCTTGCATTTATCTTTCAAATAAAAACCAAGTTCCTCGCCTGTCGTTCCATCCTTTGCATTCTCCACATATGCATCAATAGTCTGCTCAACCTTTATGATTCTTTTGTGTCCGAATCCGAACTTATCATGCAGTGCCTGATATGCCATCATGCGGACGTTATAATAGGATTCCTCTATCAGATAATCCGCATTGCTTTGTGCCTTGGCGTGTCTCTGTATTCCGATCAGTTCACTCTTGGAATATCCAAGTGGCTGCATCCGCTTTTTCTTTCTTGCCAGCGCATTACTCATTTGTTCTTCCATCTCCTCTCTACATCCTCAAAATGGCTAAATACAAGACTTTGAACATATTTTGATATATTTGTCCGTGCATATTTTTTAATTAGCATTTCCCCTGCTTCCATCATTCCTTGGAACCACTCATCTTCGTTATCAGCTTCATAAAACTGCTGCCGGAATTTATAATAGTCATTAAAAAACTGCCATTCTTCGGAACCTTTTTCAAATTTCTTACTTGCCATAATCATTCACCTTTTAATCAAATGGTGTGATGCCACATACTTCTCGGAAACCGTCTTTCTGTCGCATCCGTGCTTGAATCTGTTCAATGGTTTCGGTTCGCTCGATGAATCTCATGTGATCGCCGTCAAATTGGAGAACTTCTTTTAAATGCGTTCCCTGCCTTTGTTTTTCAATTTTCCATCCCTTATATTTACCATCTTCATCAAGATTCCATAACAAGATAATGTTTGATGCATCCTGCTCAACGTCTCCGGATTCTCTCAATTCTGCCATGGTTGGCTCTTTTGTTTCTCTCATCTCTGATATTCGATTAAGCTGAGACAGTACGATAATTGGCACATGCAGTTCCATAGCCAAGGCTTTGATAGCTTTTGAAATATCTCCGACCTCGGATGCACGGTTACCGAATCTTCGATCAGCCTTGATTAACTGCAAGTAGTCAATCACGATCACATCATATCTTTGGTGCCTGCATTCTGCCCGGATTTCACTTACCGACTTCGCGCCGGTTGAAATAGTGATGCTATACCCGGAAAGTGTTTCATTCGCCTTGTCGAATGCTTCTTTCTCCCCACCAAGAAAAGCCTTTGCCCGGCGAACCCTTGTTAGACCGATTTCAGACATTCGAGAAACGAAACGCTCATACACCTGTGATTCGTTCATTTCAAGGTTATAGTAGCCAATGTTGTAATCCTTTTCTGCCATCTGCCCGATCATTTGCGTAACGATTGCAGATTTTCCAACTCCCGGTCTTGCGCCAATTACAGTAACGTCTCCGCCTTCCAAGCCGCCAAGGCAATCATCTGTTCGATAAAATCCAGTTTTTATCAATCCCTCGCCTACATGCTCATTGAAATAATTCCCTTTATTTTCTGCAACAATCTGCTTCATAGTTTTTGAGTGAACGGTTTTGTTTTCTTGGATTTCTTCGAGTTTCGTGAGAACTTCAGCTATAGAATTGTCAATATCACACGGTCTAAGGCTCACTCTCTGGAAAAGGCTTTTCGTTTCCCTTGCCCGCCAATCCTTAATGACTGCATCCGCATAACTTTTTATTGCCGTTGAGACTGGGGTAACAGATATGCATTCTTTCAATTCGCTTACAATTATTTCCGGCTCCCATTTGTGGTTTTCAAGTGTCTGAGACAGTGAAACGACATTAATATTTTCTCCGCGATCATACATGGCAAGCATTTCAGCAAAAGCATCTTGGCAAAATTCCGTACTAAACATTTCCGGCTTTAATTTGTTATAAACCTTGTACATGGAATCATTGTCAATCAATACACATCCGATCACTCCAATTTCTGCTTCCGTCAACTGCTCTCACCTCGCTTTCGTTTCTCAACTTGACGAATCCAGTAATCGCAATCCTCTTTCAGCCAATCACCATATTTCGGAATATAACGATAATTTGTATCATCTGGATTCTTCTCTATATAGTCAGTAACATATGCCACTGTAGCCTCATATATCAGCTTTGCAACGGCTTTTCTGTTCGGTTCGATAACTTCTAAAAGCTTGTCCATCCATGCTACCTTGGCAGACGTTAACGACGTTTTCTTTGGATATGCATTGATCGTGTATTCCCATCCCCATTCCGCGTCAAAGTCCAAATCAGATGCAGGCACGCTTTCTTTTGTATTTTCTTTCTCTATCTCTATATCTGTATCTATATCTTTCTCTATATCTATCTCTACATTGCAATTTTGTTGCAAAATGTTGCACTCCGTTGCTCCACTGTTGCATTGCAACGCTTTTTGTGCATTTTCCCTAGATTTACGACTTCTACGAGTGCTTGCCGTCTCGCTTCCTAGGTTATCTTGCACAAATGGCAACTTGTACTCAATGGAATCTGATGTTTCAAGCAATCCGCAGGAAAGAAGATACTGAATCGTTACTTGAACATTGATTTCGTCCTCGTCAATATCAAGGGCGATCTCTTTGTAAAATTCATCTTCCAATCCGGAATATTCCAGATAGCCACCTTTTTTCAACGACAACAACTGCATCTTAAGATAGATGATCGTATATGTATCGCCACCAGCCATCTTTCGGAGTTTTTTGATTCGTTTGCTATCAAAGAAATCATCCATCAGTTTAAGCCAGTAATACCGCTTATTCTCCGCCATTTTCACTACCTCCAAGCAATTCAATAACCTTTGCCCCAGCATCTTCCGGGCGACAAAATACGAACTCAACGCCATACTTAAGTTGCATTGTCAACATAGCTTTTGCCAATACCTTGCCAGATGTCGGCTTTGTTTTCGGTAGCGATACATTCAGCAATTTTCCAAGCGTGTGCATATATGCAATATTGTTATACCGGTCCACTCGAGGATTATGCCATGTAAATACATCATTGACGGAATACACCTTGTCTGTATTTTCAATAAGCACATATAACTTAATTCCGTTGTTCTGCGCCAAAATACACTCGTCACGGAATCGCATATGTGCTTTTCCACAGAGATTCCCTACAATTTCCTGCATGTCCTTTTTCGTGTCAACGGAAACATCATATGTGCCAAGAAAATCCATCTTTTTAAGTTCCATTTTTCTAGCTGATTTTCTATGGATAACATCCGCTACCTTGTCTGTGGCAATTATGTAATCTCCAACCGGCAATGGTGCACGCAAGACTTCCATATCGTGGCTTTTGAAATATCTATTCTTAAGGATATGCAAGCCCTCTTTCTGTCCTTTATCCTCAATTATTAACACGTATTCTCCTTTCTGGCGGTCACTTTTAGCAACCGCCAAAGGTATCTCATGGCTTTCAATTTAGTTTTTGTGATATATTAAATTCCTTGCCAAAATATCAGATACCGCATAAATTGGTTTCTTTTAGGTAAATACCAAGGTGTTACAACCTATGAAATGACTGTGAACTGTTTTAAATCAGCAAGCTCATTCTTCAGATATTCTTTGATATTATCCATGGCTTCGTTTTTCCATGCACCACCATCAGCTTCAAAGATTGCACATTGCACACCATTTGCAGATTTCATTCTGAAAACAAAATCACTTGCCGGCTGCTGCACTTCTAAAAATGTTCTATACGGAATCAAAGTAACCGGATTTGGTACAACAGCATCTGCTTTGCTAGCAAGCCCTGTCTTAACGGTTGCTTTCTGCGTAACGCCATCATCACCATACTGTGCAACAGTTCCGTCTTCTACCGTTCCTGCAAATTTCAAAACAAGATTTCTGTCCTCATTCGGGGCAAATTTTGACTGTAATGCGATAACAAAGTTTTCATGATCGATAAAACTTCCAAACCGGAAATCCGGCAACTCTGCATTGACCTCAACCAAATGTTCCCGCTTTCTATCTGCATCGAGAGATGAATATAAGTGAACTTCCGTCGGAGAAACCACATGAACGATCATCTTTTCCGACATGCAGTCAATGTTTGCCTTGATATACTCTACAAGACTCGTCAATGTTTTCATTTCGATCGTACTCGCATACGGAACGTAACTGATGCGGTTAAGCGGCTTGTCCGAATATGTATTACCACCAATTTCATTAATAATCGGTGTTTTTAAACCAACGATATACTCCAATGCTTCTTTAATCATAATTTTTTACCTCTTCTTTCTATGCCTGTTTTGCCTGTCTGAAATCTACAACGCCATCATTTTCTTTGGCTTCCTCGATTATTTCTCCTGTGTCCGTATCTACGGTCTTTCCATCGATCTGCTGTTCTTTCTGGTATTCATCAAGGGATATCTGACCTTTGATACCTGGTCCGTATTCCTCGGCAAGAACTTCTCCTGTTGCAAGATTGGTTCCAAGAGCAAACTTTGTCTCCATAGGCTTTGGCTGTGCAAGTTTCTTTTCTACGGAAATTTCACAAGTTGCATCGTCTCTGTCTTCGTTCTGGGTGAACTTTAATTTAATAACCACCTCTCGCTTATTTTTCCACGGTGTATTAGGATCCTGCATATTCTCAAAAACATCCTGCAATGCTTTCTGTGATTTTTCCTGCAATGCACCGCCTGCTAATTCTGCTAAATCAATTGGATTCATAAAAAATTCCTTTCTGTGCATGGTTAATAGTTGCTATATATAAAATTGACCGGTCAAAATCATAACTTGTTAGAATGGGCAAAGGTTTAAATCAACCTCTAATCCTTTTTCTGCAATATAAACATTTGCTCCATATTTAACTGTTTCTTCTGTCTTTTGTTTGAATAGTGCGGGATCTCCGCTTTTATCTGATAAGTGAATTAGAACGACATTTCGCAATGCCGGATTATCGTTAGTAGAAATAAAGTCAAGTGCCGTTGGTAAGCTCATATGACCTCTTAATCTGTGTTCGTAATTTGGCTCTTCTCGGTTCACAAACTGCATATCGTAGTTAGCTTCCACCATGATGTGATTAATGTCCTTAAATCGCCATTTGACGTATTCTGTGTCTGTTGCATACACAAGGCTTCCCATATCTGGATGCGTAATGTAAAACCCAACGCACGGACACTCTGAACCGTCTCCGTTGTTATGTAGCCATCTTCCAGATTTATCACGATTTTCAAATGCTCTTATGTCAAAATTTCCTTTTCTAAAACGCATTTCAGAATCTTTTATCGGCGGTCTGCATGGTTCAAAAACAGGAATACCAGCTTGCACATATTGTAAGCTATAAAGACTATGGTCAATATGGAAATGGGTAGTAATCACAGCCTTAATTTTCATCACATTGAAATCCAGTGCTTTCTTGACTTCCATAAAAGGCAACCCGGCTTCGATTATCAAAGCTTCCTTGTCATTCTCCAGCATGTAGCAATTACCGGATGAACCAGAACCTAATGTTTTAAGTTTCATACCTCTTTCACCTCAATTTTCAAATATGTGTTTATTATCGATTATCCAAGGATGTTTCGTGTAGTCTATATGGCTTGCCGCATTTGCAACTGTTTTCCGTAGCATCTTTAAATGTTCCTCACAATGCTTTCTTCCAGATACCGCCGGTCTACCACAGATTATGCACAATCCTTTATCCTCCCGGTACTCCCTTTGGCTTGTGGACTTCTCGCACGAACGCCTCTTTGCCAAACACCTGTTGCATAAAACAGTTCCGCATACTGCATTACGTTTTCCACACTTCACGCATATTCCACTGGACTTATTCATGTAATATCTGGTACGGACTCTTTCTTTCCGTGCTTCTGCCTGTTCCGGTGTTTCCCTTGCAAGTCTCTTAGCTTCTACCTTCGCTTTCTTCTCCCGGCACTCAGCGCACATTTTGTACTGCGTTCCCAATATGCCTTTGTGACATCTGGAGCATATACCAAGAGATACATAAGGGTCTTCCGCTTTTTCTCTCATTCGGCATCCTCCAAAAACCATATTCCTTCCGGTTTTAAAAAGTTGCCCTGAACAATGTTCTTTCTGAATATACTTTCTGCTGTCGGTGCAAGATCCGTAAGTCTCTGTATGCTCTCTTCTATGTTGTCTGCCAGAATATCAATGCCGAATAATGTCTCTGCAGCTTCCGTTTCAGTCATTCCTATTGACAGTTTCCGTTTCAAGATTTCCACAAGGAAATTTCCAGTACCACACGCAGGCTCCAACACTGTTCCTCTCCAACACTCTGCACCACCATTTTCATCTTCCAACATATTGCACATCTTTTGTACCATCCAGCCCGGCGTATAAACTTCTCCAAACTTTTTGACGCGTTCTCGGCTTTTTGTAATTTTTTCTTTCTGCCTATTTTCCATTTCTGTGATAAAACTCACTCCTCACATCAATAATCTGTCTTGTCTGTCCAAACAATGCCCTATTATGCTTTGCTCTCTGCTCATTGTCACAGATAAATTGCTTGCAAATTTCTGGTCGAACCGGATAGATTCTGCATTTCTCGCAACTCTTATCCGTATCAAGAAAAGGGCATGTCATATCATACGTTCTATTCGCAGTGGGAAGAAGATGTTTGCACTCTTTGATATGATTCTTACGGATATATCTGTGAATGGCATCTACTTCCTTTCTACTCATAGGTAAGAGGTTTGAACAGCAGTTACCGCATTGGCTACATTTTCCGTCTTGCAGAAATTGTAAATATTATCTTCCATGCCTTTCTGCACGAACTCTAAATAAGATGAAACTTCCATAGACTACTCCAATTCTTCCTCTGTTGGGAACTGAAATACTTTCATGTAATTCTGGCTTGCATATTTTTGATATTCTTCTCTAAGCATTTCCATAGCTTTCTTTGCTTTCTCTTCGGTGGAATAATCTGCAACATCTACTGAATCATCATATCCACATATCTGCATTCTCACATAAACGCGCCCATTTATACATCCTTTATATACAGAAACCAAAGCGTTATCATACGGGAAATCCATTGTTCCGTCCTGCGATATAACTCTCATGGCAACCTCCTAGTCCTTCATAAAGTCTGGCAAATTCTCGTCATTCTCTGCCGATTCAACAACTTCCGCTTCGACTGCTGCGCTTTCAACTTCTTTTGTTTCCGCATCTACAACAAAATCCTCTGAATTGGCGTTCTCGGCAATATCTCTTTTGACCTGCTCCTGCAAATCTTCCATTGGATATTCCTTGAAATCGTTGTCCTGCATTTCCTCTTTCGTATATAATCCCATTGTCAGCTCCGGGCAATTCAGACTGGAGAAGAAAGATGCGGCGCGATACCGAAGCATTAACTGCGGCATGGTTTTCCATTTGCTACCGTTCTTGCCAAGCCAACCCTCATCTTTTGCCATATCCATATTTACTTCCATGCCCTCAACCCTGCGACCATTTTTCATAGTCCAAGCCGTGCATGAGAATGGCTTGCCGTTCTTGTCCTTTGCTTCGTCAAACTGCAATTCCATATCAAATTTTTCGGAGTTATTGATTGCGGCAATCAGAAACTTTGAACTCCAAGACGGTCTACCCTGAATCACATACAGATTCTGCATAACCATCAGTGGGCTTACTCGCAGTCTCTGCGCCTGCTCAATAGCAATCAGACAGTTTGCATCGTTCTTCTGGAATGTCTGCGGAACGATTGTTGAACTTGCCAGTGCCTTTGCCATCTGCATAGCCATGATGAAATTGTCGGATGTTCCGAAAATTCCAAGGCTGTAATCGGTAACCTTGTTATTGTGTGTTGCAACCTCTGTCTTTTCTTCTGCTACTGCTACTTCCTGTTTCTTTGTTTCTGCCATAATTATTTTTCCTCGCTTTCTTCTAAATCTTCCAAATACGTTTCTTCGTCAAACCAATCTTCCGGCTCATGCTCTGCACAATAAGGAAAGACAGGTTCTCCGCCATAGCATCTAACACCCTTAGGACAATCAGATTTATATATGCAATAATTGCATATTGTTTCTTCATCCAAAGAATTTACATCTACCTTCTGTGGATTCTCATACTTCCTTACAACTGCCACCTTATCAGCACCGTAGGTTTCCACCCACTTCATATTCACTGATTCATCTGTAACAGTCAGCTTTGCACCCTTAGAATTTACAACCGTGTCACCAGCTTTCACGAAATCCTCGGTGCGATACACGTAGCTTCTTGTGCTGTTAGGAAATTTTGCTTTGATATACTGCATTTATCTGCAACCTCTCTTTCCTTTATTCCTCGCGTCTTTTTCGCAATACGGAAGAGAACAATGTCCGTCTCCTCCCCAAAACCATTTATTTGCGTTCCTCCAACGCTTGCATGACATACACCTTGCATCCGGCTGTGTGACGTTGTTCCCAATTCCTACTCTTGACATTTACACACCCTCGACTTTCAACTGCTTGTCCTCTGAAACGCTCAAAAGGATTAACTGTGCATCCATATCCGGCACATTGAACTCATTCAGTGATTCTGCGTTATCTACGAAAATCGGTACGCTTACACCGTATAACTCGCTAAGAGAACGGATAATATCAAGTCCGGCTACGATTCTATGACCACTGTTTAAAGCCGAATACGGAACGCCATTCACAGTACACTCACAACAATCTTTCATACCGCCATTTAACTGCATTTCAAAGAGTTTGAAATTTACGGTCTTGAAATGGCTGTTAATAGATTCTGAAACCTTATCCAGCTTGAAACGAATGAACTCTTCCAAGAGATAAAGCATCTGTTCCTGATCGGCAACTTTCTGCCAGATTTCTTTCTGCTCGTCACGAAGCGTTTCGATACGATCATCAATCGCCACATTGTTAGCCGCCTGCGCAATAACCTTGTTCACCTCTTCAAGCTGACTCTGCAGATCGGCTTTCTCGGCTTTTAAATCAGTAACAACCTTGTCTGCGCCCTCGGATTCAACCTTTGCAATATCAGCAAGAATCTTGTCATGCTCTGTTTTCAGCTTCACATACTCTTCATTCTGCGAATAATCAGCTTCTGCCGGGATCTCGGATAACTGCTTTGCATAATCATTCTGCTTTGCAAGTGCCTTGGATTCCTGCTCTTTGAGTGCCACAATGTCTTCCTGCAACTTGGCGTTTTCCTTTGTCAATCGCTCAATATCAGCCTTGCAAGCGTTGCCCTTGTCAATCAGACCTTTAAGTTTTGCGCCCTTTGCATCATCAAATGCTTTGCGTGCATCCTCTAACTGCTTGGTGGCACGTGCCTTGGCATCTGCCTTTTTCTGCTCAAAATCAGCCTTAAGAGACTCAATCTTATCCTGCGGCAACTTCTGACCACATAAGGAACAAACCGTTGTAGATTCATCAAATTTCCACTTGGATTCGTCAAAGAGATATGGCATTTCATCAAATGCCTTGGAAAATTCTGCATTGTATTCAACACCAAGATTTTTCCGCTCTGCATCTGTATCGGAAATTGTCTTCTCATTTGCCTTGATCTGATTTTCCGCAGACTGAATCTGATTATGTAAGTCATTGAACTCTCGTGTTGCATCATCCTTGGCACTGTCAAGACCTCTACGTTTTGCGGAAAGTTCGTCATTCATGACCTGCATAATGCCGGACATATCAAATTGCAACTGCATTTCCTTGCTTCTCAAATCGCCTAACGTGCTACCGGCATTCTCCATTTTCTTGTCACATTCAGCGATTCTTCTTACCAGATCTACCTTTGCAAGTTCCTGCTCTGCCACGTCAACATCAACCTTGGATTTCTCGGCTTCATCAATACGTACCGGAATCTCTGACTGTTTCTTTTTCCACTCTGTAAGAGCTTTCTGAAATTTTGCACGAATATCATCCGTGGACGGTGCTTTCTCCAACTCGCCGAGTAATTGGGCATACTTAGCATCTGTCTGCGCCAGTTCAACATCCGATACATCCGTTACAAGGCGCATCAGAATATCCCGCTGCTCTTTCCATTTCATGGAAGAGAAATACTGCGGATTGGCCAGCATCTTGAACATATCCTCGCTCTGTGCCAGACTGGAAATATATTCTTTGAAATCAGCTTCACTTTTTGGATAACCGTCAATCTCAAATGAATTGACATTTCCCTGCAATGCAACAGTATCAGTACCACGTTTCTTAACCCAATTCTGCTTCTGAACCTTTGAAAGTTCCACTTCTTTCCCATCAACGTCAATAACTCCCACAACCTTAATTTCTACATTATCAATGCGGTTTCCGTCCTTATCTAATGGTCGAACATTAAACTTTTCCTCTCCGGCACTGTTTTTATTGAAAAGCAGCCATGTAAACGCATCGAAGATTGTTGTCTTTCCTGCGGCGTTCTGTCCTTTAATACTTGTCTTATTAGAGAAATTCACATCAAGGCTCTTAATTCCCTTGAAATTCTCCATATGTAACGATCTAATTTTCAGTTTCATTTTCTTTCCCCTTCCACTCTTTATATTTTTTAAGTGCCTCTTCAAAGCATGCTTCATCGTCAACATATCCAAGAGCTGACTCTATAATTTTTGAATCAATAGTTGTTCCTTTTTTTCCCATCAGCTCAATGTCTCTTTGGTGCTCATTTGCAATAATGGCACATGCTGTATGAACTTTCGTCCTGCATGCAACCAGATCTGCATATTCTTCAACGGAAATTGTAACGGTATTTTCTGCCATCTTAATTTTCCTCCTCTAATACATTGATTTTGCTTACAGACACCTCGTATGCTGTTCTCTGTTCTTCTGTTCCATCTTCATATTTCTTAATATATCCGCGGCTCTGAATGCGTCCATTGATCTCAATATGAGTTCCTACTTCCAACTGACCAACAAATCTTGCATTTCTACCCCAAACAACACATGGGATATAATCTGATTTTCCGTAGGAACGATTGACTGCGATTAATAAATCTGCAATTTCTCTTCCAAGCGTAGTTTTCCTGTAAATCGGTTCTTTGCATACATATCCGTCAAGCTGGATTTTGTTCAAATCTGTATGCTCTCCCGGATTCGCTTTTTCAATTTCACAGACGAATACATATAATAACAGACGATTTCTCTTTTCCTCATGTTTGTTATAAGAACTATACACACCGGAAACATTAACGGCAGTGCCCGTGTATTTATCATTCAGATTGATTAATCTCTCTGAAATAATTAATGGGATAATATCAGCCGTCCCACTTAATCTATCCACTTTGAGGTGCATATTATAAAATCCCTCTCCAAACACCTCATGGTTAAATTCCGGCTCTGTGATAATCGTTCCTGTAAGTTCCACTTTATTGTTTTCTGCTCTCATATTTGAATTTCTCCTTTTCTTGTGCTAAAATAGGCGCAAATAGCTTATGCTATTGCTTGAACTGGAATCATTCAGCTTTGGTCGGTTCGGATGATTCCTTTTCTTTGCTGTAATCAGTGTCAAATGTGATATAGGTAATACCGTCATCGTCATCAGACTCACTTCTGTAATCGTAATCTACAATCTCTTCTGTATACTCCTGCCACTCCCCATCTATTTTTGTTCCTATATAAATAAGAAGTAATCCAATCAATACAGGTATAGCAGTGACCGGATACTCCGTTGCATCAATGCAGATGCAAAACAGAAAAACAACGGTGCCGATCATTTCAATTACCTTTGCAAACTTCTTCATAGACACCTTACTCCTACCACTTATAGGAACCATTGGCAATCTCGTCACCATACAAGGAAACAAAATCTGTTATTAATGCGATAAACTCTGAATTTGTCGGCTTTCCTTTTTCCACTGAAAACGTATAGACAAAAATTTTGTTTATTGCATTTTTATTGCCATTTGTCCAAGTAACTTCTATCGCGTGCCGGATTGATCTTTCTACTCTCCAGACTGTATCGCCGTTTTCTTCTGCGATTTCAGTATAGAGTCCTTTAATAACGTTGATAAGTTTACTTCTGTTTTCAAGACATTTCTCAACCGCACTGATTATGTAACCGTAACCCTTAAGGCTATGTTTTACGCCGATCTGATCTAATGTCTTTCTTAAAGCAATGTTCATTTGTCTACCTCCTGTTAATCCTTTCCAACTCCGTATCTGATTGCCATTTCCTTCACGATGGCTGTATATCCCTCGATCAGCTTCTTGTCCTCTGCGATAATATCCACATAGGATAATTTGTCTCTGGTCGATTTACAGATACCTTCATCAGCCATTCTCCTGCGCTTATTCGTAAGTCTCTGTTTCAGATTTACACCCATCCGCTTTGACAACAGTTCGTAGCTTTCGGCTCTTACTTGGCTGTATGCCTGCCCGCCACCAAGTTCCATGCTGATCTTCCGAAGAATATTCCCGGTATCGTCACGCCATGATGTTGTATCGAGTGCAACCACTTCTCGGATGCTCTCAACTCTTTGTTCCACATGGTTTAACTGCTCTGCCTGCCGTTTCTGTTCTAACTGCTGTTCTGCTACAGAATTGAAAATCTTCTGGAACATCTGCAATTCCGGCGATAATTGGTTGAGGTCAATTACCTTTTGTTTCACACGTTCTTCCAAGGTTGTGAAATAATCTCGTGCTTCTTCTGCTTTCGCTCCATTTCCTTTCATAGAAAGTTTCTTTGCAAAATGGGCTGTGAGTTTATAATCATCAGCAAAATTTCCTCTGCTACTTTCATTCGCCATTGATGGCGAGTAAAAATAATCATCATTTTCAGTAGCAAATTCATTGTCTACAATATTCGCTTTCGCCCATCTGGAATAATGGCTTTTATCCATTTCTAAGAACTCATACAACTTCTTTGCCGTAGTCATTCCGTTTTCATCGACACCGAGCGCAATTTCAATGGGTGTCTGCATTTTTGCTTGTTTTAACTCTTCCGTTTCCTCCAACTCCTTTCCGTGTTATAATTCCCTTATCATCAAATAAGGGAGGTGCTACAATGATTGAAAAGACAATTCATGACTTAGCTGTCACATATGCCAGTTCAAAACTTTCAGAATATGAAATTGACAAACGCGAAGCTCCACTTTGCGGAAATACAGAAATGTCATCCGAAGAAGTTCTGTATTTAAAAGCGGCATACGATTTTGCTGTCAAAAATCTTTCGGAGTAGGTTCGTACCTTTCTCCAACCATTGCATGAGAAACAGCTTCTTTTATCACTTCATGCTGTTTCTCCTCTGAAACGGACTGCTCAATGCGTTTTAGTGTACCGTCAATACTCTTTAACGTGTTGAGCATTTCTTTTAAAATTTTCACTGCATTTCTCCTTTCCAGTAACTCTTTAAGTTACTTTCTTTGCAAAAAAAATATCCATTGGATTTTGGATGTGAAGATTATCAATCATAACCTGAATTTCGTCACTTCCGAAAACGCCCTTACTCATTCTCATATAAAATGTTTTTGGCGTAACTCCAATCATTTCCGCAACATCAGCCTGTGTTTTGCCATTTTCAGCAATAACGCCGCGAAGTTTGTTTGTATCAACCATCTTACTACTCCTTTCTAACTTCGTAACTTTTGAAGTTACTTTCATTATATTCCATTTTGGTAACTTGTCAAGTTATTTTTTTCTTGACGAGTAACTTTTTTGTGTTATAATAAAGTTGCCAATAGGAAAGGAGGGAAACTCAAATGACAATCGGAGATAGGATAAAAAAGCAGAGAGAGCTTTTAGGTATTTCACAAGTAGAGCTTGCAGAGAAAATGAAAGTTTCAAAGCAAACACTATATAAATATGAAAACAACATTATTACTAATATTCCAAGTGATAAAATAGAAATTATTGGGAAAGTTCTTGAAGTTTCTCCATCTTATTTAATGGGTTGGGAAGATAATTTAGAAAATGCACCAGATATTCTTCCAGACCTTATGTCGGATAATGAATTGCTAGATAATTTGAAAATGCTAATGGAACTTAGCAAAGAACATCGACAGACTATATTTGACAATATAACCTATTGGCATGAAAAAGAGGGGCACTAAATGCCCCACTTTTTTTTGAATGAAAGTATTGTGTTATATAAAAATTTCAAAAATCGCTCGTTGTCGCACTTAACGACCATTTCAGTTATTTTTTCCTTGTAAAACGCTGTTTCCTCATTGCAATCTTTTTCCCCCATCTTATTCTCCTCCAATCATTCCGCACTTCCGATAGCGATACACAAATTATAGAACTTATGTTCGATACCGTCAACCCCATTTGACAAATTGCTACAAATTACAAACTCGTTTGTAGTTGAGGGACAAGAAAACGCCTTATCCCGCCCCTCAGCCAGAACTTGAAGTGCCCTTATCGGACAATTTTATTTTACAAATTTTCCCGCAAACATTCAATTTCTTTCGGTCGCAAGTTTCGACAGGTAAATTTCTTATTGTCGCAGAATGTCGATTGATTAGTTTAAATTTTGTTAAAAAATTAATTACTGGTTGAAAATTATGCATCTGCCAGTTATCTGTGATGAATTTTAAGTGCATAATTTTCCTTTCTGCCCGTAGGCTTGTTATTTAAAAGAGCCGGCTACACAACACATGGTCATGTAATCGGCTCTTAGACTTTTGATTTTATTATATTTCTGCAGTTATTTTCTTTTGTGCCAAGTTGTCCTCATTTTTTTTGTAAAACAGCGGTTTAACGAACCATATAAATAATGTAATGCAGGCTCAGACATCAAGTATTTACGGAACCCAGGTAGCCGTTCCAAATAACACGCAGACATTAGTCAATCAATTAGAGGTTAATGATGATGGGCTATATCTTATCCGTTCTCAATGTACATTTGTTGCCGCCAGTGTTGGTTATCGTGATGTATCAATAAAAGTAACTGACAAAAAAACAAATATGCTCGCAACTCATGGAAATGCAAATACGATTGCTCTACCATCGCCAGTACAAACGTGTCTGCAATGTCAGACTATAAATGCACTTAGCTTACATAGTGGAGACAAAATTGGACTGTATGCAAATCAGAATAGTGGTGCTACCTTAAACGTAAGTGAATCTTATATTTCAATAACCCGTTTAAAATAACTATGAAAATGTGCCAATTTTGATATTATGCCATTTATCGTCACCCATGTTTGCACTTCTATAAGATGCTATGAGGTTGTTACTTGAATCTACAAATATTTGAAGCATTGTTTGGTTAACAGCACCATGAAACAATATCATTTGATTAGAACTATTTTGAATTTGGACTTTTTTCGTTAAACCGCTGTTTAACGCCATAAGCTGTTGCGCTATAGTTTTTAGTGAACCACTTATTCCTTCCAAATAATTGACTGTTTGCCAACCACTACTTTCCTCTACTATGAGCTGATCGTCTTCTGTACCAACGACTGCTAATTCCTGTGAAAGTGGAATACTTACTTTTTTCATCATTTCATCAATAGCTTCTATTGCATACGCTCCAATGTCCACAGGCGTAAGATTAACATTTCCACGTCGGTAAGATGTTTCTTTCGCTCCTTTGATTCCAGTTACAGGTGTCCCCGCCAGCACATCCCACTTGCCATCTGACGTCTTATAGATGTTTGCGCCGGCCGGAACTGTATTCCCGGCTCCCTCTTTAAAATCATCCGTGGTTGTAAATTCGTCTGAAATATTGAACATCCACCCTGTGCTAACATCCGCAAGTGCCGGAAGATCTGCAAATGAAACTGTTCCGTGTGGCTGCAATCCACCTTTAAGTCCTTCTGATACATCTTTTGCCTGCTGATAGTAATACTTGGCATTGTCAGAATCCTCGCCCTCTCTGCTCCCGGTACCACCAACGGCATAACTCTGTGCTTTAGTTGCACTATCTGCTGCAGATTCGGCTTTACCGATGATCTCTGTTGCTTTCTGCGTTGCAATATTGGCTTTATCTGTGGCGGTACTGGCTGACTGACTGGCAGATGCCGCTTCACTTGTGGCTGTGGCTGCAGACTGACTGGCGGATGTCTCACTGACTTTTGCGTTGCTTTCGGATGCCTCTGCCGCCGTAGCTGACTTCGCTGCCGCTGTCTCTGACGCTTTGGCATTGGTTTCGGATGTTTTTGCCGCTGTTTCACTGGCTTTTGCAGCATTCTCACTTGCTTTGGCGTTGGCTTCGGACTTTGCCGCTGCCTGCTGGCTTGACTCTGCCTTTGCCACTTCCACTTTGATTTTCGCAAGATAGTTTGGCTCCAAGTGTTTTTCCTCGATGCTACCCTCTTTGACGATGGCAGACACTTTTCCATCCTTATCAATATAAAAAGCTACCGTATCAGAATCAAGGAACTCATACTGTGTAATCAGTGCCGACAGGTCTATGTACTGTTTCGTGCCATCAATCAGAGTCAGGATAATCTGCTGTGTGGTCGGGTTATAAACGAAGTTGATTGCGATTTTCTCCATCTGTGTATCAATCGTAATCTTAGAACCGTTCTTTTTTGTGATCGTAATGATTCCGGTCGATTCCTCAAAGGTCACGTCTGCAACAAGGGTAGCCACTTCTGTTTTCGTGGCTTTTGTGGTATCAAGAGTGATTACACGATCATCAATAACGCCAATAGCTGCGTCCATTTTGTTAAGATTGCTTTCATTAAGCGGTGTTTCATCACTCGGGTAATTCTCCCAATTAATAGCACTATGCGCTTTGTTCATGGTCCTCACTCTCCCTTTCCTTTGCAAGCTTCATCTGCTCCCGTTCGGCTATAACATGTCTGTTTGCTTCTTCCTTAATCTGCTGCAGAATATCCTTAAACACTAGGTACTTAGCTTCGATTGGGACATCCTCACACAAATTTGCATAATTTATAATGTCGTTTTCAAATTCCCGGATTTTTGCATTTATCATAGATTTTCCACCTTTTCCTTTAACTGTTCTATCTCGTCATGCTGCAACTGCACTGTGGCAACCAGATCAGCAATCAGTTCCGTATATTTCAGTCCGTAATACTTTTTCCCATTGCTGTCTGAAAACGTTTTTGGACAAATATTCCACCCTTTTTCCGCTTTTTTCAAAACATCCTGTGCAATAAATCCATGATGGAACCCATCTTTTTCGAAATTATAACGATACGATTTTGCTCTTAAAGAATAAATAAACTCAGATGATTGCTTTTTGCTTAAATCTAAAATTGTGTTTTTTATTCTTTTGTCAGATCCATTAATTACTCCACCTCTGAATCCACCTACTCCGGTATCTCCGTCTAAATGGATCATCATGTGGTCATTATCGTTTGCGCCTTTATGCAATGAAACCTGATTATATTGAACCGTACATTTATGAACAGGACTTTCAAGCGTCCCTTCCACTGTTCGAAATCCATCCGTTCCCATCTGTACAAGTGTTCCACTGCGTTTAAATTCAATAAGGTTTTCTACAGACTCTTCCGTTTGAATATGCATATATCCCCCGGTCATTTCCATAGAACCTTTTAATTCAAGCAGTTTTGCTTTGATTTTTATGCCCTCGGCTGACTGGTTGATTTCTGAAATGACGCTGTCTCTTGTAACTTTGCTTTCGATCCCCTTTGATGTCTGCGTAATCGCACTAGACATATTGGATGAAAGCTGCTTAAGCGTGGTTATCAATGTCCATTTATATTTACCGCTGTTAATTCCGCCATCCGGATCGCAGCCATACAATTTTCCACTATCCTGATCTAAAAAACTGCGTCCATTATATTTGGATGATGCAGGGTAAGTATCTTGGGGTTTTCCAAAACCATAATAATTAATATCATAGCCATCAATATTCCATGCCTTCAACGAAGCACTGACTTCTGACCGTATCTTAGTTGCAGTTACCTCTATCTTTCCGGACAAATCGCCCTCTGCTTTGCTTGCTCTCGTAACTTCCGCTGTAATCTTGTCCTCATTAATTTTAATAGCTGCTGCAAGTTCAACTTCCTGTCCCTGTGCCCTTTTAACTTCTGCTGTAATACTGCTCGCATTTTGCGTGATTCTCGATGATAAACCATCCGTTGTATTTTTAACTTCTGTGCGAATTTCGGTTGCGGTCTGCGTGATCTGTGACTGCAATCCCTTCTCAACATCAGTTATCGTGCTCTGTGTCTTTTCAATGGTTCGCTCCAACACATTGCTCTTGCCTTTGAGCTTTAAAATACTTTTCTGTATTCCGTTCGCCCCGTTTGTCCGGTACTCTTCCCCATCCGCTTCCAAATCATCACGCAAAGCCTGTATACCTTTCAGGGTTCTTTTCAGAATATAGGACTCGATCAGTTCATATCTGGTCGGCAACCGCACTGCATCCCCGACCTCAAGACACGGATTTCCTTTGCAGTCCGCTGTAAACGGTCGGTAAACAATCCCTCTGATCTTGGAAAGAATATTTTTTGCAATGCTTTTCAGTTCTTTTGTGCCTTTTCCATAGACAAGAAAATTATCCTCGATCACATAGGTATTGTCTCCGGTGCCTACGATCACGCCAATATCATTCTTCTGCTCCCTGATCTGTAGCTTATCAATGGTTTTGACAAGATAATCTTCATATGTGGCAGTAACATAGAATCCTTTTCCTATCTGCGTACTCTTTGGATTGCGCGGAAACAGATCATCTGCCGGATAAAGGTCATTTCTCGGATATAATCCCTGTATTTCCTGTTCCAGATAAATATAATGGAACGTTCCATCGCGTCCCATATGCCCCATACAGCCATTGATCTCACAAATACAGGACAACACTTCTTTGCCGCTCATAGATTCGCCTATGGTGCTCGATTCCTCTGTATCAGAACTTGTCTCGCTGGATGCCGTGACTGCCACGGTTTTCTCGATTGACATATTGTCATTAATGAGTGTGATATCCGCCTGTTCGATTCCGAAATACTTAAAAAAACTGTCCCGGAATTGCTTCATTGTGACCGGATCATAAACTGTAACAGTCGTAGTTTTTCCATCTTTATCTTTCTGCTGCTCTTTATGGGATGGAAAGACAGTGTTATACCATGCTGCCACATCTGCATTTAAAATGTCATAAAGAGCATCATATGCAACCACATCACGGCACGTCCTGTCTGCCGTGGGCGTATCAGAATCAACCTTATATCGTCCGAACTGGAACGGGATATCTGCATGTCCACCAAGAGACATCTTTACTGTCATCCATCTGCCCTTCATTGGCAAAAATGTATTTGACACCGTAAATTTAATCATGGCAGCTTCACACGAACCAAACGTCAATTCCTGTTCTGAACACAAACTTTCGGTCAATTCGAATTTTTCTTGGTGTAGCTCTGTATTTGTGATATTGATTTTTCCATCATCAGATACGATGGATAACTGCTTATCGACCGTATCTTTTTTGAACAAGTCGCCATATTTATAATTAACCACCGTACACACCTCCTATGAAAGCAAGCCGAACTGAATTGTAACGAATTATTCCATCATATGTTCCGTATATCGTAGGCTGAAAATCTGCCATATAACCGTACTGCGTCACATAATCGTCATATTCCGGGATATACGCTGTGATATAGCAGGCTCTCCCTGTCGCATTTGTGAACTGACTTCGAATATTGTTTAAAACCTCACTAAAAGTCTTATTTGTCAGCATTGCCCGTGTTTCAAACTCAACCTTTAATGCCTTTAACTCCACGGCATTTCTATGCAGATAGCCGTTGGCGTCTGTATAATCGTCCAAATCCTGCATGTTGACATATGGACTGTATGTTTCTGCTTTCATAAACGACATCGGCACTATGTAATTGCCAATCTTTAAAAGCCATCCGCTGTATGCCATATTTCCACCACCTAACTGTTTGGGTTTGCGGCTGTCTCAAATGACAGTCGGTAAAATTTGTACAAAATACCACCTACCACCAATTTGATAGATGTCACTTCTTTTTCTTGATCTATTTTGTAATTACTTCGATATTGGGCGATTTAATCACAATTTTCTCCGGTGTGTGAATTACTTCCGTGTTCCCATACGTAATCATGATCTCTAATTTGTTCATAAAATTTCTCCTAAATTTCATACTCCGGGTATGCTGCTTCCCAAACATTCCTATGGTAGGTATTTACCTCTCCATAATTTGCATCAAAAATCTTTTTCACGCCATATCCAAGTTCAATGCTCTTTTCTTTGAGTTTTCGCCAATTAAATGTTTTCCAGTCCACACCGTTCATTGCTGCAACACGCTTAATAGAATACCAGTCTTTGCTATAATCAAGTTCCTGCTGCAGCTTTTCATTCTCCTGTTCTGCAATCTGCCTGCGCTCTACTTCATCCGCATATGCCCGAAGTGCCGATGGAAAATCTTTCGGGACCTGTCCTCTCTCCATCTCATCAAACCGCTTTACATACCTTGCAGTAAATATGATTCCTTTTTCACCATTAAATTTGTTGGCGAGGAAATCACACCCCATTTTGGTGACTTTATAGCATTTATTTTCCTTGCCGCTTGCGTCTTTGTAGGTGGATGGAATAAAATAATCACTGACAACAATTTTGTTGTTAGTTAATATCTGTATAATTCCAACCTGTTTTGTGCTTCCATCTTGGTTTTTAGTTCCCTCTAATTTTCTTAAAATTTGCCAATGTTCCAGTTCCATCATTTCAGCAATTTCAAGTGTTGTTATCGTGTTCGTATTGTTTTCAAATCCAATTTCATCTTTAGTCATAAGAGCTGTGTATGCCATATTTTCTATCTCCTAAATTTCCGAGCCTTACATTTCGCAAGGCTCAACCTTTAAATTCACGTGCGTTAGGAACATACCCTAACAGGAGTCGCACGCTATATATTTAGTAAGATTGTAATTTCCCGTGACGAAATACTGGAATAGCCCCAAATTTTCGGGGCTAAGCGGACAGGTAAGTTATATCTGCAAATTGTTCTATTCTATTTTTGCAATCCCTATAAATATCCTTGTAGTGCATACCCATTGACATATCAATTCTAATAGTCTGCAAAATAATGCTTTCCACAAGGGTTAGATTATTGAGATCTGAAACTGTGATATTGTCGCGATTTCCACCAATTACTGATTTTGCCAACTTGGTATATGTCACATACAGTTTATCTGAATGCGTACTTCCTTGTTCTTTGGCATAGTCTACAAGAAGTTTAATCACATCAGTTTCTTTCAGCCGATTTTCTTTATTAGCAATTCTTGTTTCGCCCCATAGTTTCGATTGCTTTTCAAGAATAAATCTGCGCATTGCATAAAACTGTCGAACCAACTCTTTCTTAAACTTCACAACTATTTTTGAATTTCTCAAAAGAGTTATAACAAATGTTGCTTGTTCCTCATTCAAATAATAAACTCTTTCAGGCTGCCCCCTTTTCCCCGATTTTAAATCGGAGAAATCAATATTGCCAAAGTCTAAAATATCTTTCTCATATTTTCTGATAATAGCAACAACAGATTCATGTTGGTTATTTGTTCCATCTGCAATCACTTTGCTGTTTGTAAAAACATCGTTTCCTTTGAGTTCCACCAATTCATACATACTCTTTTCCACCTTTCTTTCGCTACTGTCATTTGACAGGCAGGTTTAAATTTCATTTTTTTATTTTTCTTATGCAGTTTGAAATAAATAAAAAGACCGCCAAAGACTGAATTTCTTCAATCTCTGGCGGTCACGAATCCGCACCTATTCCTCATAGGCTTGCAGGACATCCTAATTCTTTAGGTCTTACCTGCGTGATTTTTAATTATTTTGTATTCTATACCATATGCCAAAATCTGTCAATCAAATTCCAACCTCTGCTGCATATTGGCATCGTCAATCTGTTCCTGCAAAAAATACGGCGTCTGATAGGCATTTATCACTTGCACTGCCTTATCACACTGGCTACGCTTGATGCTCTTGTAAGACCGAACCCCAAAGTTGTATTTCAGATTGGCATACAGATTGTTGTAAACCTTTTGGCGCAATCCACGGTTGCTGTATGCGCTTGACTGTTTGCCGCCCATGATTGAAACGCCTTTCTTTCTGACAGCTTCCGTAATGCGGTCGGCTTCCACCGGAAGTATCGGCAAGTCCATCTTAAGGCTTTCCAAATCCGCCTTGATTTCGTCAACCTCTGCTTTCAGTTCCGTGTGCCCCTGTGCAAGCAATGCAATCTTCCCGTCCGTGGTCTGAGGCATCATATATGTACCAGTCTTGCGAATAGATGGGAGAACTTCGGATGTTACCCATTTCTTGAACTTCTTTGCACTTTCCAGTTTGCTACCAAAGATGAGTGAGTAAAGACCACTTTCATTTATAACGGTTATATCCCTATTCTGACCCTGACTCACCATTTTGGTGAGTCGCTTATCCTCTTCGTCTACATGACGGTTAATATCTCTACTACCGTTTTGGTACCCCAGAATATCCGCTACGTCTTTTCCTACAAACCACGGCTCATTGTCAATGACTACTGTTCTAATATCTCCAAACTCTGGATTGTTAAAAATCTGAATATCGTTCATCAGTAAATCCCCCATTTCTGCTTAAATGAAATAATTGTGTTCAAAATAAACTGCAAAAATTTTTCGTCCTGTATGCTCTGGATTTCCGTTATCAGCTGTTCTTTCATCTTGCACCGCCTTTCTTTACAAGGCGGTAAATACCGTCGTGATCTATTACGTCCTCATCATTCAAATCTGCCATAAATATTACAACGCCGCGCAACAATTTTTCGTTATCACATCGGATTGCAAGCCGAGAAAGCAACGATCTGTACTGCTCAATTTGGCTCGGTAAATAAGTTCCATCCTTTTTTATGATTTCATTTCTGAAAATGTCCTTAAGAATTTCGCTGGCAATATCAACCTCATCGAATTCGTTCGGCAGTCCTAGCAAATTCATGGCTGATGTTACCACTTTGCGAAAACCAATCGGAGAAAAATTATCAATGTCCGTTTCGGTACTCCAACCACGGTTATACTTCATCCTCTCGATTTCCACAACATGATTCACTTTCTCCATCAGCGCGTCACTATTAAGTATCGTTCTTACAATTTCTTCAATGCTTCTCATAGATTTTACCTTCCTTTCGTTTGCTGTTTGACAACCATTCCAAAAAGCGGTATAATCCATGTATCAACCGCTTTTGGTGGCTGTGTTGAATAAAGCGTTTAACTTGTCTAGGGTTGGAACGCTTTATTTTTTGTTGATTTCTTCTTTCACTTTTCTAATCCCCATGTTGATAACATCCGTTCTGCTTGTTTTTAACTTATCCGCACAATATTGCAAATCCTCTGCTTCTGCTTTTGTAAGTCTCAAATCAAGCCTAACATTTTTAGGATTATCAGTAAGTTTCTGTCCTTTTTTTAATGGAGACACATAATCACTTCCTCTCTTTTTGATTGCACGTGCAATCTTTATGCCTTAATAATACATGTACGTGCAAAGAAAGTCAATACTATTTTGAAATATTTTTCAAAAAAAGAAGCGCATCACTGCGCTCCCTCTTTTATACCCGCTTTGACTTATTATTCTATTTGTCTGCTCTTCCAGTAAAATATACTTCTGCATGATCGTATTTCCCATAGCAATCAAGCTGATCTGAAATAGTTTTCCCTGGTTTAATCTCACTGTCTGAATCTGTAATATATGTGCTGTTGTAATTTACCACATTATTACTACTGTCAAAAAATATTGCATACGCGCTTACAAAAAGCGCCGGATTTGTGCTGTTATTGGTCACGGATACAGTCACGTTTTCATCATTAAATGTCTGTTCAACGGATAAATCATTTACAACCGGTTTATAATATGGGTTTTCGTTATAATCTAAGGTATAATCCACCTTGTCAATTCCGGACACACTATCAAAATAGAAAACACCAATAGATGTTTCTCCTGCCCCCAATACATCAATGCTCATGTCGGCGGCTCCTATTGAATTCCCGCTTAAATCTTTGGCTGTAGCGTTTCCAGAAATTGCGACATCCGTGTTTGAATTATTTGTTACAATCAAAAAATCTAATGTGTCTCCTATTGTGTTTTCGTACAGATACTCTTTTACCAAAAAATCAGAATCAGAAACTTCTTCTCTTGTCGCTTCCTTGTTATCTACCGTACTAATAGAAGAAACTTTTTTATTTTGCTCGGTAGAATCAGCAACTGCATCGTTGTTTTCTCCGTTTCCGCCAAATATGGCAATCAACAGAATTACAACTATAACCACCGCAACAAACCACTTTGTTGCCCCACCCTGCTTTTTTCTGCAATTAGGGCAAATTTTTGCTTTAGCTGGAATCTCCGTCTGACAGTACTTGCATAATTTTGTTTCACTTTTTTCATTCATAGCTTTTCCTCCCACCACTTGTAATAAAATGATTCTACCACAAGCGGCGGTATTTGTCACTATAAATCCAGTTCCTTTTTTATATCTTCAATCGTCTGTTTTGATGTTTCTAGATATAAAGGCAAATCTTCTACTAAATGTTGAAACTCTATATCTGTTTCTGGTGTATTCATTGTTTTTAATATGTCATTTTTCTGCTCATCATTGATATTGTTATTTTTTTCAAGTACATCGCAAATTTTTCTTATTGCATTTCCAATTCCAATAAGTGAACTCGGTACATTATATACCTTACATCCGCTTTCCAATTCATCTATTCCGTCATAGATACCAATAATTACTCTAACATTGTATTTTTTATCATACAACATATTTCCAAACCAACCCTTAAAGATTTCTCCCTCAATTTCAAAATCAAAAACACCTTCTGAAAATTCATATCTTTCATAGAGTTTAGAAAATTCTTCAAATTCTTTCTTACTTTCAAAACTCATATCTAAAGTATACATTCTACTTTCTTTTACAAATTTTTTTACTGAAAATTCTTTTCCATCACATAATAATATAGCCATAAAATCCTCCCATATTGTTTTTTTGAAAACATTATATCATAGCATGAGAGGATTTCAACTATTATCCCCAAACAGGATCAAATGCCGCACTATCTCCATATCTTCTTTTGGCTTCGCCTTTATATACAGATTTAGCCGCATTAAATACATCATTATTACTTAACATTGGTTTTTTCAAAATTTCTGACAATAATTGATTTTGCTGTTTAAGTAACGCAATTTCCTGCTGTGACGTACTGTATACAGCATCACGAATACCTGTGATCTCCTGCCCCCCAGCAACTGCTGTCTTTCCTCCAACTGTTCCAAGGATTTCCGGTACGCCGTTTTCTCCTGCCATAAACATGCTGTACTGTTTTGGAAAACCTCCTGCGGCGAACGTTGGGATTTTTCCAAGGTTAATATTGCCAGCTTGAATTATTTCTTTTCCACCAATATTTACAGAATCCCATGAAAAAGACAGTTTTGAATTAAGCCACGTTGCAAAATTATTCCATACCTGCTTAATTCCTGCAACAGCATTATCAAATGCCTGCTTCAATCCGTCAGAAATGCCACTGAATGTCCAATTATCTTTTGTAAAATACGGTTCTACATGATTTGTCCACCAAGAACCAATTCCAGATGTACTCCACCAGTTACTAAATTCGCCCCATTTTTCAGAAAGACCTTTTTTCATTCCGTCTCCCTGCTCATCCCATCTTTTTTTTGTAAACCATGGCTTCACATGATTTTCCCACCAATTATATATTCCGGTATTCTGCCACCAATCGGAAAACTCATCCCATTTAGCAGACAATCCCTCTTTTATTCCATTCCCTACTTCCATCCACTTTTTCTTTGTGAACCACGGGAAAATGTTCTCCTGAATGTAAGTTAAAGCTTCATTCCACTTTTCTTCTATTTTACCTTTTATTTCTCCTATTTCTGTCTGTATTGAAAGCTTTTTTTCTCCCCAATATTCTTTTACATCTTCCCACCATGAAGAAACATCCTCTAAAGTTGTTGTTAATTTATTGCGAACGGGTAGTTCTACATTCAATCCCCACCATTCTTTGACATTGTCTTTGAACTCGGAAATCTTCTCCTGTAAATTTGGAAGGACGACATCTGCTCGTAAATCTACATCATCTAATCCGTTTATATTCTTCCATTCATCTATCCACGCCTTTAGATCAAAGCTGTCAGGTACATTTAATTTATTAGGCATATTATCATTGAACTCATTTAATGCTTTTTGGAAATCATCTAATGATTTGTAATCTTCCTTTTTAGGCAGATTTTTGACAAATTCATCAACATTCATTCCATTTCCAATGCCTAATTTGTCCATCACAGTATCATGGCTCAAAACTCCACCGCCATATGCATTAATCCATTCAAACGGATTAAGAAGTTGTTTAAAACTTTCCTGAAGATATTGCAGAAAACCGCCTTTTTCATACGCTTTTTCTAAATTATTAGCATCTTTTTTTATGCTATCTTTTCCAACCGTAAAAGATAACGTTGCCACTACTACAGCAAGTGAAATAGGAATTGCATAAGAGAGCAATGATTTTACCGCCGTTTGACCAAAAGCGGCTGTGAATTTCGCTCCTATTAATTTTCCAATAGTCTCCTTGAGAAGTTTCCCTGTTAACAGTTTGCCTGCAAGTTTCAGGGCAAATGCTCCAAGAAGAATTTCAACTGTCTCAATATCAATGTTTGAAAGAAAATCTTTTACGCCTTTCCAAACATCAGACCACTTGATATTTTCTATCATGGTCTTAATTGTCTTGTAAACTCCCTGTACCCAGGTATTTATATCTTCTGCAAGTGCTTTAAAATCAAATGTTTTGAAGAATTTATTTATTCCCTCTGCCAGTGATTTTCCAAGGTTTGACCAGTCAAATGTCTGACCAAAGGAAAGTGTGGCATAAATCGCCGTATTCAGTGCCCCGGCGATCGTCTTTCCTACATTTCCAAACAGTCTCGGATTGATAAGACCATTAAGGAAATCTGCTAAACCTTTACCGAAGTTTCTTGCCTTGGAATAAATCTTATCCCAGTTGATAGACTCCATAGCTTTTGATAAGGCATCACTGATGTATTTTCCAAGTTGTTTCAGATTTTTAATATCACTTTCGTAATTTTTGAAAATGGTATCAGTCTTGACAAGTTTACCGCCACTGGCACCGCCTGATGCGCCACCACCGCCGGAACCGCCCGAACCTTTTTTGCCAGAACCATCATTTGTGGTAATCAGTTTCAATTCATCAAACTGACGGACGCCCTTATTCATCTTGTCGATGTTCTTTGCCGCCTGTCCGGTATTGTCAGCAACATCGCCTGCGCTCTCTGCCGCATCTGAAAAACTATCTGCAAGACCTGCACCGGAATCCTCATATTTCCATCCGAAGATTGCGCCTAAAGCGTTTGTAACCTTTGTAACAAAGCTGATAACAACCAGTAAAACGGAATTGAGTGCTTTTACGAATGGTTTGAAAGCATTGATTAATGCCCCACCAATAACACTGCCAAGCTGTTCAAACGACTGTTTTAAAATTCTGATCTGGTTCGCCCATGAATCTGCCGTACGCGCAAAGTCCCCCTGCGCTGTCTGCGTATTGGCAAGGACGTACTGATACCGGAGCATTGTCTTTTCAGCCTGTGACATAGACGCAATATCAGAATCTAATCCCTGTTTCATTGCCCACTCTTTAAGGGTTGCCTGTGTGAGATCAAGACCGTAATCTCTTAATGGACGTGTCTGTCCGGTAAATATTGCAGCTAAATCCTGTGACACAACATCCTGATCTATGTTATACAGAGATGCCATATCAGCAGTTAATTTTGTTAAATTCAAAGACACATCAGCCATGGAATCAGACAAACCAATATAGCCATCTGTCTGCTTATTCAAAAACTCATTGGCTTTCTTTATCAAACTGCTGTCAATTCCCATGGCTGTTCCCATTGCTTGGAATCGGCTTGCCGTCTGTTTCAGTGTCAATTCTGACATACCGAACTGACGTATAGAGTCCTGTGCAAAGTCATTGACTTTTTTTGACATGTCACCAAAAGTAACATCAACAACGTTCTGAACCTCTGTTAATGTGGATGATATGTCGATTGCATTTTTTATTCCTCTTATCGCTCCGTACAGACCAAGATAAATCCCCATAGAGGACAAAATCTGTCTTGTGAATGACTTGAGTCCGATCAATGCTTTTCCTGTGGATGTCTTAAATCCAAGGAAAGAACCGGAAAGATTACTGATGCTGTTATTTAATCCAGTAATCGCACCGCCAGATCTGTTTGAAAGATTTCCAAGTGCCTGTGTCATTTGTAAAATATTTGCGCTTACATTTGGTGCTTTTGAGAGTGTCTCAAACAGATATTTAAGGTTGTCAGCAAGCAAAGGTATATTTGTTACTGCACGTCCGCTTGCAACGCTTCCAAGCCTTGATATGGCTGTTACAAGGTTGCTCATATTGGTCATATCAAAATTCAATGCACCTATCTTGTTCATCTGGCGTACAAAGTTTTGTAACTGCGCAGATAAAGCCGGCAGATTCTTTGTCGCCTGTGTAGATGCCTTGCCACCAATTTTTGACAGTGCCGACACCATGCTTGTGAGTCCGCTTGTATCAACAGCTTTAACACTTGCTATTCCAGATGCAAGATCTCTCACAGCAGAAGATATTCCGTGGATAGAATTTGCATCAACACCAGAAAATTTATTGAGTGCCCGCACCATTGATGTGATTTCCGAAGATTTACCACCTTTGAACCCGGTAGCTGCATCGGAAATGCTTCTGATTCCGCTTGCAATATTTGAAAGTTTTGCAGTGTCAAACGATATGCTTTCCCGGAGCCTATTCATGCTGTTTACAAGGCTTTCTATGGAATTACTTGCTTTTGCAGAGTCAGCTTTGATTTTTATTTGTAATTCATCAATGTCTGCCATATATGCACCAACTTTCTATGCAAAATAAAAAGACGGTAGGCTGTGACACCTTACCGTCCTTGATCTACTCTTTTAATTTTTCTCTTGTAACCGGTCCGCATTTCTTATCTACTGTAATTCCGACTTTTTTCTGGAATGTTCCAATACCGGTCGCCGTATCATTTCCAAGAATACCGTCCACATTACTGTTTCCCTTTTTATCTTTTTCATCTAGGCATCCGTGATAAATAAGCTCCGTCTGAAGCCATCTCACATCATCCCCTCTCATGCAAGGGAATTTTTTCTTTAAAATCCTTACAGGTTCCGGGTATGGGTTTAAATGATCTTTTACATTTTTTCTAGGGTTTCCGCTTGTCACAATCGCTGTATGACCTTTGGTTTTTGTGACAAGAACATCTCCATTGTAAAGAACCATTCCTGCCGCATAACCTCCAATGTCATCAAACATGCCACTAGAAAGAAGTACAGATTTTTCATTTGCTGTGGTGAAATTTCCAACATCTTTTCCAGTTGCATGAATAATGCATGCACGTACCGTTGTGCCGCAATCTGCTTCTGTTTTTACTTTTGAATTAATACCATATTTGACAATTCCAAGCCGGTGTCCCTGACAGTAGCCAATATTATCATTATTGCACGCTGTAATCATTGATTCTGCCAGTTTATCCGCCATATCTTTTGTTTTTGGTCTTAACACATACCATCCTTTTTTATGAACATAAAAGTTTTGCATACTTACTTCTGTTCCGGTCTGATCTCCCGGTCTCCCACCGGTCAATTTCCCATTTTCATCATGTCTTGCAGATCCAATTCTCATATTTATACCTCCAAGTTCTTTTCTGGTTTTGGGTGGCTCAACTCATAGTTTGACTGCATGACTTTAAGTTTTGCCACAAATAGCTCTCTCTGTTTCTTTATTTCTTCTTCCGTCATTTCTGAATCATCTTTCCCTTGTTGCTCATTGATTGGTTTTTTAATATACTTTGATTTTGCTTTTCGTCCGGCAAGGCAATGTTCTACTGCCACCGATACCGCAGACAATCCGTATGTTCCAAACCACATCCACATCTCATTGTCTCTTTGCTTTTTATCTAAGTTGTAAGCATCCGCATAAGGCTGTAAATCAGCCGGGCAGGACGTGTCTATGTCACGCACGGTAAATCCATACCCTTTTGTAACTAAAAGCCAGAATGGGCGGATTTCCGCACAATATGTTCCCCATGTAAGTTCTCTCTGTTCTTCTACTTTTTCCTCGGAGTTTTCTTCTCCGCTTCTTTCTGATCTGCTTTGAGCAGTTTTGATAAAAAACCGTTTTCAAGCAGCTCCGCTAAAAGTGCATTGTAAAGTACCTGAACATCTGCATCTTCTCCGTCAAAGTAATCATCCAGCATGGCATATACTTTTCCAAGCTGCTGTTCCTTTTCTCCCTCATTGTCCGGATTGTATCCAAGTTCCTCTTTGTGAAACTTCTGCGCGCCTACAAGGATTAACTCTGGAAGAAATAAAAGGATTTCGTCAACCGCTTCGATATCTTCCATCTGGTCTAATTTTGCTACTTTCTTGATAATTCCGCTTTTCACGGTTGCTTCATATCCAAACTTGATCTGTAATTCTTTCTCGCCAAATTTTAATTTTGTCATTTTCTTTCCCTTTCTCCCTCTCATATAGGGAAAGGGCAGTCCGAAGACCGCCCTGTTCTTTTAAATTGTTTCTTCAAGCTCTGGCTCGGTTGTCTGGTTATCGTCAGCCGATCCAACCGAACTATTCGACTGACGTGTTATTCCCCCGGTGTAAAAGCTACAGCGGTGTCCATGCCCTTGTATTCTTCAATGGTAAGATTCATTTCAACCGTCAAAAGTTCGTTCTGACCAATCTCCGGCTGTGGAATCTGCTCTGGCGGCTGAGCCACAACAAAAAACGCGTCGGTAAATCCCGGGATAATAGTTTCAAACCACATTCTTTTCCCGCCGGAAAGCGCCTTATACGCCGTGATAAGTGCTTCCCACTCTTCCTTTGTGGCATCCGTAAGGTTTACCGTGATAGGGAAAGATCCACCGGTATCTGCGCGACCCTTTACATATCTGGTAATAGCATCTTCTAATGCAGATGCGTCAATCTGTTCCGGCTCAATGTTGATACCGCCGATTGCGTTAATTCTTGTAAGCTGTTTAAACGATGTAGGCTTTGTTCCGGCTGTGGTTTCTGTTCCATAGCCAAACGTAATGCCTAACGTAGACAATCCTGCTTCTGCCATTTTTACCTCTCTTTCTACCGCCAAATAATGCGGTTATCGGGCGCATCTTTTTGCACCCGGTGCATAAAAAATAGAGCCTTTCGGCTCTTTTACATCAATCTGTCGTTGGCTCCGATTATCCGCCGGAACCTTGCAACGCTTCTAAATTTTTTCTCACTGTCATTTTTAAACTCCGGCATTGCTGTGATTTGAAATCGCATCTGTTTAAAGGCATCAGCTAAAATAGCCATAATCCCTTTTGCATCGCTCTGCTTTGTGTTTGTAATGACGTCAACCTGTATTGTTTCCTGCACCGCATTTACGGATGTGCCCTCTAAATCTGCCCCACGTTCAAGCCCCGGCATCTCGTGAATGTAAATGGTCGGGAAAACAGGGTCTTTATCAAGGTTCTTTTCAACCGTTGTAAATGCAGTGTCAAAATTCATGCTTTTGTATTTTTTCTTGAGTTTTGGTTTGGCTATCGTTGCAACATTGGAGAAAATGTTTATTTCAAGGTCAAATACCCACTGGTTTCCTGCCATTATCCAAACACCTCCTTCGCTGTCTGTGTAACAATCTGCCGCAACTCATTCGCGGTCAGATACATGAATGGTCGGCTTGGCATTCCCTCTGTAAACCACCAATCGCCATTGTCGTCCTGATAAAACCATCCATATCTTCCATCTGAAATCTGATGTATAGTTTTTCCACTTGCGTACTGCCACGAAACACCCTCCGGCAGTTTCCCATGATAAGGACTTTGCTGTCCCACAATTCCGGTTCCAAACTCAACAAATGCGGCATGGTCTGTACCGGCTATTACCGCCCATATCCCGCCGCCCTTAGTGCTTCCTTCGTATTCCACGTGAACACTTGAAATCAGTTCCGATGTGAATATTGCGTCAAGGTCAGCAATTTGCACTCTGGCAATCTCTACGCCCTTTTCCGCGAGTTTTTCTGCCAATAGCTGACATTTATATGTTAAGCTGTTTTGATAGGCTCTAAGCTCTTGTATTGCATTCTGAATAGACTTTTCAGACAGGCTCATTGTGATTACTTTCTTCCCCATGCCGCACCTACTTCACATTTTTTTGCAATAAGAACAAATCAACCGTCAATCCCTCGTCTGCAACACCTTTTACGATGTAATCAGCCGAATTTTCGTCAACGATTGTATTCTCTTCATCTTTGTACCTTACATCTGACCGTTTCCATACCAAAGAACCGACGTTCAATGGAAGTTTCCCTTTGTCCTCGACAATTTGAACAAAGTTTGTGGAATTGTCAACGCCAAACTCTTTTATAAGTGCTTCACTCAACTTATTGCTGATTGAAGAATAAAAAACCACAGGCTTCTCATAACCTGTGGTATACTCTCCGGTTGTTTTCGGTATTTTGTTTCCATCTTTATCGAGGTAATAAATTACATTTCCATCAGAGTCGGTATATGACGAATATTCGATGTTTCCATCCTCGTCCGTCACATACACCGGAACCTTTCCGCTCTGTAGCGAATAATTCATTTTTTGCTTGTTAATTTCAAGCATTTCACTTCACATCCTTGCCGAACCGCGTCCACAGTTCAGAAAGCTTTTCCCAGCCATACATCGCGACAAACGCAACAATAAATCCTGCAATAATAGCTGCCAAAATCATATACCATAAAATTGATGTCTGGATGTACTGCATGTATGCCACAAACGCAGCGACCGTGATACCGATGGAAAGAACAAATACCAAGATGTCCGTCGGAACCTTAGAAAATACGCCTACACCTTTGATTACCTGTGTTACCACAGACACAACAAATGCCAGCGTACCAATAATCGCCAGAATAATTGTCATGTTAGCAATTACCGACTGTATAATATCCATGATTAAACCTCCTTTTCATCATTAAGACGGGTTTCTATTCCGTCAATTCTGTGATGAGCCGATTTCACACTTTCCTCCACCTTTATGATCCTGTTGTCATGAGAATTGATTTCTTTTCGCATCTCTGAAACTTCATTTTTGATCTCGGTCGTGTTGTTTGAAATGGCATCCAACTTCATGTTAATGCGTGTGTTCTCCCTCACGCGTTCTTCAAGATCCGTGTTGTCTGTCCTTTTGTTGCTCTTCAAGCCCATAAAGACGGAAAAACCAAGCGACAGCACGCTTATAATGATTGCTGTTGATATTTCAATCGTCAAATCATATACCGCCTTTCATTTTTATGGCACACCGCCCACCACCGCTCAATGTGTGCCGCCTGCTACGTTTTGCCGACGTCGGCAAAACGTAACGCACAATCTTCTAACCAGATGGAATCCCATACGGTTATAATGCTTTTACAAACGGAAATACTCCAACAAACAAGCTTTCCCTGTCTTTCCAGCTACGGCTTACGCCGTTTTCTGAATAACTTGCCATATAGGCTTCTCCTGCCTGTGAATGGTCGTACAAGGCTAAATTGACGATTACATCCTCAAACTGTTTCAAGTCTTCGGATATTTTTTCATCCGTGTAGCTTTCCGGGTAATTCCGCTTGCTTACCACTTCATTTCTTGCCTGCTTGATAAGCTGTTCGATGTAAGGATTATCTTCTTTCTGGTCGAACACGACAACATCAGAAGTAACACCATCTTCATCCGTAACGGTTTCAATATGAAATTGTTTCAGTCTGATTTTGACCTGCTCTAATGTTGTATATTCGTCCATTCTTCCCTACCTATAATCCGAACTGCTCGATCAAAATGCGTTTCAGTTCCGCTCCACTGATTTCTTCTGCACCCTCGATCCCATGTTCAGCGGCAAGTGCCTGTAAATCAGCAGTGCTCATTCTGTTAATCTCTGTCTTGGTGTACCCTCCGGAAGATTTCTCTCCCAGAACAATGTCCGGGATTTCATCTCCTGCTTTGTACCATTTTCCATTGCGCTTTACCGTGTATTCAGCAATCATACCGCACCTCCTACGCAACTTTCATGACAACAACGCTGTCCATGCCCTCAAAAGTAGGCAATCCGATCATTGACACAACGCAATGAGTGTTGATCGGATGATTTGTTGCGTATGTATACACCGAAATACCGGTTTCTACAATAGAAAGGTTTCCGTCTGTTAAACTTCCGCTTCTCTCTTCCGGTGTCTTTCCAAAGACATAATCTCCAAGGTACACGCCGGATGCCTGCGCTGAAATAACTCCTGTAGGAATAAAATATTTGGTGGCACCGTCTGCCGGGTCGATGTAAAGTTTGTCGTAAACTTCAATCTCGATGCCGTATCCTCTAAGATACTCTGTAACCTGCCCCTGCTGTAAACGAATACCTCCATTGTAAGCAGTAATTCCAAGCACCTGTTTCTTTGTGTCTTCTGCCTTAAGAACCATCTCCCACGTTTCTGTATTCATGCTAAAACGTGCAAGGGAATATCCGGTTTTCTTTGCAAACTCACGTTTAATCTCGATAAGGTCATCAAGTGGCGTTGCTGTTTCGGATGCAGACCATTTATCGGTATCGCTTCCAGAAATATCTTTGTAATGGTCTCTCTTGTGCGATACTCCATTATCGGAAGTATAATCAACATAGTAGCTCTTGCCACCAATTGTTACCTGTACTCTTGGAATACCATCAGATGGTGCTAATAACTGCCAAATCTGGCGTTCCGGCACTACTCTTGCTCCTTCAATAAGCATCATCGGTTTTTTGCTGATTTCTCTAAGCACCTGGTTTGCCATGTTGGAATTTTCTGCCGACTGGTAATTTGCATACTCCTGCTCTTCACGCTCTGTTACCATGTAAGATTCACGGTAGAACGGCATCTCGTTCTGAATATCCGAAAATCCACCGACATCTCTTAACTCTGCCTGCGCATCAAAATTGGATGCCTTTAAGGATACCGGAAGACCGTTTTTCCCTTTGATAAATCTAAGTTCAAGGCTGTCCTGTTTTCTGGTTCCAAATTTCTGTCTACCTAAGTAAGGTGCAGAACCAAGCGTTTTTTCATAATTATTCCACATAACCCCAAGACTTCTTGCGGTAAATGCTTCTGCTAATGGTAATGCCATTCTCTAATACCTCCATTTTTTAATCAAAAAAAGTAACACGCGGTGTTGCTGCTTTTGCAGTTGCTTCCACGGTCACTCCGTTCGCTGTTACCTTTGCGCTGTCAATAGAACCCTGATATACATAAGTTCCAGGCGCATCTCCCATTGTTACGTCAACATCTTCCAGAAGATACCCTTTGCAAGATTCGTCATTGCTTGGGAACGGTGTCCCTGCCTTTGCAATCTTCTTTCCGTTTGCATCGGCACTTGACACCATTGTCTGCGGAACGATACACGCCGCACCCTCATAAGGAAAGAATTTTAAAATTCCTTTACTCTGTGTAAAGTCTCTTTCAATCGGTTTTCCCATAATTTACCTCCTATAAAACATAATGGTCTTTGGCTTCTACATTTTTTGCCGGTTCGCCAAAGCTGATACTTTCGGCATTTTCAACATCTGCCGTTTTTTTATTCTCTCCACCTGCAGTACCGCCGCCCGGATTTTCAGAATTATTTGCAATCTCCTGTTCCTTTGCCTGCGCTGCTGCGGTTTCCTTTTCGGATGTAATCTTTCCAAGAGCGTCATAATCAAGGCTTCCATCATCTTTGACGACCGTTTTTGCCTGCTCTGCATTGATTTTTAACTTTTCCATCAATGCTTCGCGCTGGTCTCTGATGGCGTTTTTCTTCTGCATATCTGCAATCTGCTGATTTGCTGTCTCTAACGCCTTGTTTGCTTTTTCAAGTTCCGTGAGGTTTCCTGCTTCCATTTCATCCAGCTTTTTCTGCAGCTCATCTGCGCTGTCTGCCTTTGCCTTAAGCTCTGCTGCTTTTGCCTGTTCTCGCTGTACGGCACTGCCGTAATCAGCAATGATTTTTTCAACATTTTCCTCACTGATACCCATTGCAATTAACTCTTCTCTTTTCATTGATTACCTCCGATATGTCTTTACGAATTTTTGCGGTGCAACGACACCGAATGACACTGTTGATTTTTACGCTCACAACTTTGCGAATTTTTATAAAATAAAAACAGCCACCGATTACTCGGTAGCTGTCTTATTTTGCTGTTTATTTAATTGGTTTACAATTTCCTGTGCTTTTTGTTCCTGCTCTTCTGCATTATCAATTGTTTTCCACAACGCATCTATATATGGCTTAGACAAGAGGAATGTCTTTTCAGCATCTCCCCAAAGCCCCACCGTTTTAATGGCAATAAGAGGATGTATGCCGCACTCTAAAAGCTGATATAGTGTTTGCGACTTTGTGTACATATTGTCTTGCGGGCTATGATTGATTTGCACATCAAAATCCCTCATTGACAATTTCAAATCATTGTCCTTAACGCGTATTACATTTAAGACAACTTTTGCAAGTCTCTTCTCTGCCGATTTCACAATTGGGTCTTTTAATTTTGCTCTTGTCTTTGAAAAATCCCATCCAGCCCTTAATGATACTGCTCCTTGTGTATCTCCTCCAGAGTTTTGGGACTCTCTGTTTGGTATTGCTAATATTGCCAAGGCATTGTCCCACAAATCATCTTTTGCCACCTGACACTGGCTCTGATTTAGTTCCTGCGTCATAATCTCAACATCGGCTTTGTTATCCTTGTTATTGGACTTTACCGTCAAAGCATGGCTCATTTTCATCTCTTCAAACGTTTTTGGGTCGATTTCACAGTTCACAAACTTAACCCAGTACTGAACAAACTGCTCAATTCCATCCATTCTGTTTGACTGCATATTGTTTATGGCATCCAAAATACCTATGACAAGCTCAATATCAGAAATTCTCTCATGATTATTTGGAAACTCAACAATAGGTATACTTCCAAATGCGTGCAATTTCCATTCAGAAACTACTCCATTTTGAATTTTGCATGAATAATTGTCTGTATAGCACAGTTTGTACCATCTTCCATCTTCGTCCTTAAGCTCCTGTACGGCAATCACCGGTTCTTCCGTACTCCGATTATAAATAACACAAGTATTCATCGGAGTAGGGGCAACAATCTGAAATGGTATTTCTCCATTTGAAAATCTCACAGCCTTAAAAGATGTTCCAGTTGCTGACTGCCACTCTCCTGCTTTAATGTCTTTTTCCTGTTTATTCGCATCCACAAGATAGTCGTTCAGCGCATCCACTGCCTTGTTAATCGTATCATCATCTTTTCGACTGATAAACTGGATTGGCTCACCGTATGTTTGACCTACTTTGAACTGAACAATCTCATACGAATGATTTTCTACTATTTTGTTTGTAATATCAGCATTTTGCACCTTTACACGGTATAAAACAGGCTGGTCACCTTTGTAATATCGCCAAAGATATTCTATGATGGTTTTGTTGTAATAAAAATTTCCGATGCAGTCTCCCACCACCTTGACAATATTGTTTGCTGTGATGGTTTCAACATCAGTATATAAAATTTTTCGCCCATAACATCCCTTAACAATGTCTTGGAGAGATTTATTATTCATAATTGGCTCCTAAATAAACGTCATCCCACTGGATGTTGACCGGATTGGAAGAGATTTTAATTCCGTCTTCTCATTCTCCGGATAAAATACCACTTTTTTGTGACATTTCCTACATTCCACAGAAATGTTCATTGTTGAACGCCCATCGTGCGTGGCAACTTTTCTTCCACACCGCGGGCAATATATTTTTTTTGGTGTATATCCCATAAAATCCTCTTTTCTTTGCAAAAGAAAAAGCACCGGAGATTTCTCTACGATGCTTTTATAAATTGGGGGAGGTGAAGTATTCAACTTTTGTTGCTTTCTTCGATTATAACTATATCAGAAAAAAAACGGACATATCGGACAACTTTACTCTTTCATAAATCTATCGAACGCTTTTCTAACGCTGTCTTCTGTGTTATTGCCTCCTATTTGGTCGGCAACCTTATTCCAAGATTGATTTTCTAAAAATCTAAGGTTAATTATTCTTCTAATTCTGCTATCTTTTATATTTGCAATAAACTCTTCTACTTCATTTGTTTTTTCAAGAAGTTCGTTTTCCAAAATTTCGAGGGTGGTTTTTCTGGAATATAACAAGGTTTTTTTGTGCCTATATTCTGGCAATGGTATTCCTTCTATTTTAAAATGTTGGTTTCCACCATTTCCGCCAGAAACGCTATCAATAACCGTTCCTTCCTGCTCAATTTTTTCTATGTATTTTTCAAGCTTTTCAATTTTATTCCTTACTTCTTTTACTTCTTCTCTTAAATCTAAGTATTGATTTAAAATATCTTTGTTTACCATATCAATACCTCCTAAACGGATTCACTGCTGCTTCTACTTTTGCTACATTCCTTCCATTTGTCACTCTAAGCGCAAAGTTTGAAAATACATCCGGCACATCATCCAACTGCTTTTTACCGGACACTGAATATCTCTTGAGAAGAGACATCATTACTCCATATGGCTCATTTGGCTTATATAATGATTGGTCTTTAAATATAACGTGCTGCAATATCCAGTTAGAGCACTGGAAAATCCTTGCTTCCTTGTTTGTCTCCGTCGGTGTGTCAGTAATGTTACATATCCATCCTTTTTTTTCGACACGCTTGTTTACTTCCATCGCGACACGGTCTCCGCCGGCGTTTCTCTCAAATTCACATTCCTGCACTTTGTTGTTTGTCAAAACATTTGCTGCATTTTCATACTGCATCTCATAATCTGCCGTGTTATCGCAAACACAATCAACGCAGTAATAGTCTTCTCCATATTTTTGCAATACCGGCAAAACAAAGTAATCCGTTCCTTTTCCCTTTGTATCGCATTGACCGGTTACAATCTCTGCCTCTCCATGTGGCAAGTTAAGATACCGGCGTATTTTATCTTCCGGAAACAGCAATCCCTCTCGCTCAATCGGTTCCTGTTTGTAGAGACAACGATATGATATGTCGTCCATCAATAATTGCTGGTCTTCAAAAAATTCTTTTGTAAAACCGGAAAACTCATATTCAAAGTTACTTTCTCCGGTAACTGGGTCTACATCCGGAACTGCAATAACCTTTACTCTTGGATTTCCCTCGTACATATTTTGGATGCGCCCTATGACGTCGTGTACGCTCCATCTTGTGGCAATATGTATTTCCTTGCAGTTTTTACCGTCCGTGTCCTGTATCTTTCTCTGGCGGGCATCTACGGCATATTTATCCCACAATTTATCAAGGATAATGGGATTCATTGCTTCTTCAATTCCGCCTATCATATCGTCAACCAGTAAGAACTTAGAAGCCCTTACTTTACCTGCATTCTTACTACCAACAGACGTACATTGTACGGATGGAAACGATTTGTACTTCCCGACATTAAACTGCTCCATCTTCGCATTTGTGCTCGTCACGGAAAGATTTGGAAAAATTTCATTCCATGTATATTCTTCCGTATTTGTAACGATATCGTACACGCCGTCGTAATACATTCTGGTAATGTCTCCGCTGTGCGAATAAAAAAGGCTGAAATCTCTAGGGAACCATCCGGCAACAAGCGCGTGAAACATTTTTTCAACCGTTGTTTTACCCGCACCTGGGACAAGTGATACGCACAGGATGTCATATCTATCATCAATCATGCCTTGCAGCGCATCTATAAGTCCGATTTTTAAGAATTGCTTTCTTCTTGGCATGTAAAACCGCTCTTTAGGCTCTCTTTTCTTTTCCAAATACTGGAAAGCACTATCTACAACTTTGTTTTGCGCTTCCAAAAGCAAAATTCCGTAATATTTGTCCAGAATTTCATAAGATACCTTGTTTTGGAATGAATATTTCTCTAAATCCCATGGTGTGCCGCCGGTGGATTGAAAAATAAACTGTTCTTCCAGTTGTTTCGCTCTTGCAGAAACGTTTAATCCATACTCAACATCCTTTTCTGTCAGAATGGCTACCCTTGCCGCTTCTACCATGGCATCCATGACCTGTTCATCAACGCCATGCACCTGTATGTAATTTTCATATCCATTTACTGTGGAAATTAGGCTTGAACTTGCCAAAAGAAAAGCACCTCCGCAAAAAAGCAGAAGTGCCTTAAGACCTCTGCCAATAATTTTTGTTGGTTAGCGACTAACTCCATTTGTTAGCCGGTAATATATTTATTCGCATTCTGAAAGTCTGTCTTCTACAAATTGTTCTAATACGCTAAAGCCTTTTGGCTTTTCAATTCCTTTTCTTGCAAGTTCTGCAACTATTGTTTCCATTTCTTCTTTTACTCCTTGATAAGCAATTTTCATTCCGGATTTCATTTCGTCCATTTGTTTTCCTTTCCGCTGATAATCAGCAATCGTTTATTTTAATTCGTCTGCTGTAACTATATGCAAAATTCCATAATTTCCTTTATCAAAACTGTCTCTTGCACTTTCGTGACATCTTGTGCGTAGTACATTTAATGCACTTTTAATATTGCTATTGCAAATAGCCTTAGCAATGTCAGAAAATGGTTGTGGGTTGTCTAGTCTTGAATTAGCTTCTGCTATAGAGCAATGCTTATATTGTATTATTGCGTCCATCGCCCAATCTCTTGTGAGATTAACGCCTAAAAATCTATCTGTAACTGCATTCCATATAGCATACAGATTGTCTACATCATCTTGCAATGCAACTATTAACATAATCTCACTCCTTGTTTAATTCATCCGCATATCTTGTCATTTCAATCTGTGTTCCATTTTCGTCCCTTGTGCCGACAGTTACCTGCTAGTTGGTAGCTATCCAACCACATGGGGAAGAGAGGAATTGAACCTCCAGTGTTTACCACTTGGGAACTGATTTACAGTCAGCCGCAACACCGCCAATCGTTGCCGCTTCCCCAAAATGCTCGGACACCTCACTCCATATCTCTGTACGCGACCGCGCTACGCATACAGTATCAGATCAGCTCGGCACCATCAGAACGGAAGGATTTGAACCTTCAATCCGGCTCTCGTTGTTGTTTTCCGTGTACACGCCACTTTTACCAATTAAGCTACGTTCCGAAACCGCCATCAGACGGTTAGCAATAATGTTTTTCGTGCCATGCGTTGCACTAGGCATACAAAATGCCGATTACAGCCAAACCATAGAGCGCCTGCAAGCAAACAGCATAATTTGACCGCTTAGACAGGCAAGGATTCGAACCTTGCATTATTGGTTTCAGAAAAGGTGTGGTTGCTGACTACGGATGATCGCCCGTCTGCCACTTGGCAACACTCTTACCGATAGGTTTCTTTACCTGCAATACCCATTCTGCCACTGCCTAACTATATGGGGGAATTATATCTTTGACAGCTCAGGCACCGTGGGATAGGCACCCGAACTATCAAGTCTGACTGCTATATGGATTGCTTGTCAGCAAATTACGGAACGATCATCATTCATCACCATATAGTCTTACGCCTAATGCCGCGCTCCGCGGCAAATACCACCGGACGGTCTCGCACCGCCCTTAACAGAATCGTCCTAGTGGCGAAAGGATGTGTCATGAAAAACACCAAGAATGAGAATTTACGGAATGGATCGTTAAACCCATTCCTCCATCGGAACGGCAGGAATTGAACCTGCGACCGCTCGGATATAAGCCGAGTGCTCTGCCAACTGAACTACGTTCCGCTACGGCATATTAAAATGCCGCAATGTAGGATTTTTATCTTGTAAGCAACTCTTACAAGTTGCCAGTAATTTAAAATTTTGTTTAGCTATACTGGATGCTCCGATTTCTCACTCTGGTGCTCTGCGTCGCTATCCAGATTGAGTAAATCTCCGGTGCTGTCCGGTTCCTTTGATTTTGTTATATGTATTCTTTCCTCTGCACAAATGATAGGCAGCTGAAAGCAAATACCAAATATTGGACTATAAAACATTCTGTTACCTCCACATCAGAAACATGTTCAGCAACAGTAACATCACAAGTACCCATAATGCAATTGCTGTTTCTTTGTCTTTGGATTCTCTGCCAGATACAAATAGTATCAGCATAAAAATAACATCCAGCGTCGATATAATCGTTTTAATAATTACCATGGTTGTTTTCCTCTCACAAGTTTCTTTAGCAGGATTCGAACCTGCGAATACTGGAATCAAAATCCAGTGCCTTACCGCTTGGCGATAGCGCTATATTAACACTACTTTTCCGGCATGTAATAGACCATGTTATCAAATACAGTTATTCCCATACAAGGATCATTCATCTCAACGCATCTGATCGATATGTTTTTAGATACTGCAAACATTTCGGCCACCTGTTGTTTATCCATGTTTGTGCTAATAACTTGAAAAGCCGAAAATGCCTTGTGCATATCAGAGAATACTTCTTTTTCTCTACCTAAATTTGCATACGTCCCAATGGTAAACGTTTTTCCATCAACCATAGCAGTTATCATTCCATGATTTGCTGTGAATACCGCTCGGTCAAAATCAAGCGAAACGTCTTTGCTTTGTGATACTACTCTCATACTTTTCCATCCAATCTCTTTTTGTTTTTGAGGATATTTAAAGGACTTAGTAGTGCTGATTTTCTCAACCTATCAAACCCCCTCCCCCCTCCATGCAGAATCATGCTTTGAACATTGATAAATTGTTTGAATTGTTCGTTCAATTCCATTCGTATTTTACAACTATTCGCAAAACCCTTGTTTTGCGTAATGTATCAACGATTTAATGCGCCTTAAGACCATTAAACACTGGGCTTTAAATTGTTTGAATTGTCTATTGCGTTTTTCTCGCTTTTTTCAACCAGAATTGTCGGAGTTGTTCGGCAATCCTATACAATTATTAGCCCCAAGACGTGGCAGTTCTTCGGCTGTCAGCGCTCTTGCTCTGGATCCCTGATCTCTAACGCCCGGCATATTGAAACCACAATACTTGTTGAGTGATGGCATGTAGTTCATTGGATTTCCTTTGCCGGAAACTTGTAAACCTACCAAACTTTCCTCACGCATTTCGTCAAGTTTTTTGCAAATGTCGGAACCTGAAGAGCCTAGCTGCACGCCATTAACCCACCCATTTAACGTATCTCTATGTATTCCGGTAAAGAATGTAAACCCAACAATATTCACTACTTTCTCGTAGTCATTACACAGGTCTATATATATATCTAATACCTCGTTAACCTTATCTGTATCATAGGCATTATTAATATTATTATCATCCTTTAAGTACTTTGGATTAACTTTAAACACATGTTCATAAATATATTTACAGCAGTTATACCATCTATTCTGCGATACTTTACACATGTCCTCAATGCTTCTCTCTTCCATCCAGAGATTTATATACATGTCAATGTCATCTTTAAAAACATCAACTGTATTATTTACTTCCTGCATTTCAACTGCTGACATGTTATATATCTCCTCTCTCCAGTACTGGAATAATTAAAATAAAAAATGCAACTGATACAATCAGATCATGATGATTTCGACTGTACCGGCTGCATGAAGTCCGTTTCTTTCGGGACCTCGACGGCTGCCGCCGCCCGTTGCCCGAATGCGTTTTTAATTTAATAAAACAATATCATTCTATCATTTTCTTGTCAAGGTATATTTTAAAATTAAATTTTAAGCCTGTATATTATATATATTATTTCATGTGAATATACTGCCTTATTTATAATATATATTTTTAATATTACAAGAGAGAATATACTTTTTCTCTAACTCTAGTGTCTATATCTACGTTGCAAAAATGTTGCAATTTGTTGCAGAGGTGTTGCATTGCAACAAAACTAATACTATTCTATCATTTTTGTCCTGTCCGTAATAAAATTATCACTCTTGAAATTTTGTGAAAATTTAACAAAGATTTTCTACGTTTTAAACAAAAAAAGACAGCTATATTTCAAGCTGTCAAATTATCAATACTCATTTCAATTATTCAATTTCAAACCCTACCAGCTCCCACTGATCCGGTTCTCCGTCCTCATCGTAAGATACAGGATCGTTAATTTCTTTAACTCTAAAACTCGGTGTATCTTCATCCAGCGCCGCGCCTGTACTGTCACATTTCCATGCTTCCATCGTCTCGCCGTTGCTTGTGTCGTGATCTACTGCGATCATTCCTAACTCTTCAACCTTGAAAATTTCTACTGCAAAATGTCCTTCCATCTGGCCTAACTCTTTTAAAATCTTTAACATAGCTTTTTCCTCTTTTCTTTCTTCTCTGGATGTGCTATATTCTCATCTTTGACAGTTGATTAGTTAAAAAAGTGCCACAATCCCTGTAAATACAAGGGGTGTGGCACTTTTATCTGCATACACGAAATATAGTAATGTTTTATCTCCGCTTACTTTTTTTCTGAATTCCTTTCATTTTCCGTTTTGTTATGAATTGATAGTCCGTTCTGAATCCGCAGGTTTCATGGAGATCATCAGTGATTTCCTGACGTTCATATACCGGCATGAAGCCCTGTTCTTCTATATCCGTAAATTTTATGTCTTTTAAAGTGTGAAGTAATTGTTCTGTGGTATAAGTCCCTTTCAAGGAGCGGTTTAATAACCGGAAATGTAACAGAGCAAGAAAGCAGGTGAGGAAATGAGCTTTAATCCGATCTTCACGGTTTAAGTAAACGGGTCTGGCTTCAAAGTCTGTTTTCATAGTTCTGAAACAGTCTTCAATCTGCCATCTTCCTTCACTGACTTTTAAGATATCTGCAACGTCATCATCAAGCAGGTCTGTACATACCGCATAAAGTCCGTCATACATTTCTTCTTCAGCAATCTTATCCGTATCGAGATAATAGTGGATCTTAGCTTTTTCTCCTTCGTTGGTTACAGCTACCTTATTTACAAATCTTGCAGGATCATTTGGATTTTTACGCTGTTTTTTTAGAGAGCCATTTGCAACCATTTTTTCTGCCCGACAGATCTGCTCCGCACGGATGGCTTTCTGATAAGCGGCATATTTAGGGGAGTAGGTTATGATTAATTTTTGATCCAGTTTTTTTGTTGTCAATGGTTCGTCTTTATAATAAAGCTGGTTCTTGTCATCATCTGTCAGTTTTGTGAGATCAACAGGTTTATCATCTGAGAGACGTTTGAAGCCAGTTTTCTTTAAAGCCCATGCCCGGTCTTCAGCAGGCAGCTTTTTGATGGACTGAGTGACAATAAATGCCCTCTGTCCCATGTGATTAAGAACACGGTTATCCTCAGAAGCAAGTCCGGCGTCACTACAATAGATAAACTTATCACAGCCGAATTGTTGGAGAATCTTTGTTTCTAAAGGTTTTAAGGATTTCTGCTCATTTTGGTTTCCAGGAAAGAGTGAGAAAGCCAAAGGTATTCCGTCACCATCTGTAAAGAGTCCCATTTGAATAATGGGATTCGGACGGTGCTCTTTGCTTTTTCCGTATTTTTTATCTCCATCTTCCTGTTCGATTTCAAAGTAGTAGTTTGTGCAATCATAATAAAGGATCCGATCCATTCTGTCACCAAGAAAAAAGCTGTTTTTATAAACTTCTGATTGAATAAAATCCATTTCAGAAGCAAGAACAGAAAGAGCTCGGTAAACATCATGAAGTTCATAAGTTGGAGGCTCAAGGAACTGTTTTGCTGCTCGAAAGGAAGAACTTTTGCTGGAAGGTTCCAGAACCCTTGTATAAATTAAATCAGATAAAATAGCATTAAGATCATACTCGAATTTATGTCGGCTTTTGATTTTTCGGCAGACAGAATCGAGCTTAAGTCCATAGTAAATAGACTGAAGAAAAAGATATCCGCCAGAAAAAAGTTTCTGCTTATTATAGTCCATGAGTCTGTTGGAATGAAATGGAATCATGACAGTAGCATCCTCTTTTTCACTTTTATATTTCAGTGTTTCAAGACGAGCCTGTTCATTTGCCCATTCAACAACTCCGTCACGATCCGTGTGGAGCTGCGCCGATAATTCAGCTAACGTACCTAATTTTCGGATGGTTTTGGAAGTACTTTTCCCATTGGCATTTGTATAGGACTGAGTGATGTAAAAGGACTCAGAATTTTTTGATTTTGATGTTGTTATACGCACAATAATCACCTCTGTCACTATTATACCACATATCACCAAATATTACTATATAATAAAAATAAAAATTTGACAAAAAAATAAGCCTATTTCAAGGCTTTGTGGTACTTTTTTGGATTTCAATGTGTCAAACTCCCGTATATTCAAATAGCACACATTTCACTTGGTATGGTTTTTGTGTGTCGGGCTGGATTTTCTCCAGCCCTTTCTTTTAATTGTCTTCAATTCCTTTTTGAGTATCATCGATCAGCTGATCGACCATCTTTTCCGCTTTTTCATAATCCTTAGATTTTAAAACTTCCTTTAAATCTTTCAGATCCTGCAAAAGTCTTCTTAAGTAACTTTTAAATACACTCATATCTTCGCTCATTTTTCTCCTTTCCGGCTTTCGCCTATTGCCTTTCGACAATATTATAATACACCTTTGTGTATTGTTTGTCAATACATAAAATACATTTTTGTGTATTTATTTTATATACTCTAAAATATCACACGGTTGACAATTCAGCCGATCGCATAAATACATGATCGTATCAACACTGACATTTTGATTTTTTACAAGACGATTAACCAGTGTTGGGGATAAATTAAACTTCTCCTTATCTTTCAAGTCTGTTTTTTTAATCCCTCTTCTTTCCAGTGTCTCCCATAATCTTCTATATGAAATAGACCCGCTATAAACGTTCTTTCTTTTTTCTACTGTCTCCGTCATATGGTGTACTCCTTTCTTTCTGTCTCTTATACACATCTGACGCTGCCGACGA